GGCTAGCCTAGCCGCTAACCAAGCATCTTCACTAATCAACACATTAATTCTCTTAGTCTTAGCCATTGCTTTTCCTCCTTAGAGGGGCGCTAGGCCCCTCGGCTTAATATGTGTGTACTCGCTCTTCTTTGGTTGTGCCGTCTTGCATTGCATAGACAACGATAATGTCGATTGAGCATTCTTCTCTAGGGTCGTTGCACTCTTCGCTGTATCTGTATAGTTCGACTGGTTTTCCGGTGGCTTTAGCTTCGTCAAACTTAGCTTGCTTCTCAGTTTCTTTCTCTGCTTTAGCTTTTGCTTTAACTTCTAGTGCTGGCTTTGCGTATTCTTCAGCTTGCTGGTAGGTGAACTCTTCGCCTAGCGCTTCTACTGCATCGTCGTTAACACTTGTTCCCCAACCAGATACTTCGTGAGCCAGGCCTAATTCTATTAGTAGGTCGGCTGCCTTTTCGTTGTAAACTTTCCAACCGCTTAAGTATTCGCCATCATGGTAGGTTGCTTTGATTGTAGTTTTGCCACTCATTAGATTGTCCATTTCTTCTTTGTCTTTGCGTTCTTTCTCCGCGTAGTATTCTTGCTTTAGCTGGCTCTCTAGTTCTTTTAGTTCGGTCAAGAAAGGTTCTGGTACCTTAAGTCCTTTAAGGTCTTTGCCATTTGCTGTAAATTCGAATCTCATTACTCCTCTGTAGCTGTCAAACTTTGCGCCGCAGAAGAAGCCGTCGTTAATCTCGTTTTCTTCAATGCCAACCACTTTGTACTCTGCTTCCAGGATGTACGGATGCCACTCGAAATTCCTAAACTCAAACACGAAGCCGTTCTTTTCTATTCTCATTTCTGCACCCTCCTTGCGGGCCTCTGCCCAGGCTTCTTTTAGACCGAGGGAGATTCTGGCTCTATAGTGGCCCTCGTATGTTTTTGCTAGTTGATGAGCTCTTTTCATGATTTCTCTTTTAGTCATTTTTCTTCTCCCCCTCGCTCTTTCTGATTTCATTATAACATGACGTGCGTATGTAGTCAAGCACAAATGCACAAATATTTAAAAATAGTTTATATCAAATAAAAAAGCCCCGCGGGTAGGCGGAGCATGTCCTAAAATTTGGCTATTTACGTGAGGGAAACAAATGTTTTCTGCAATTTCAGAAGCCATCAGGTATAATTACATAGCTTGTACTTTGAAAATGCGTTAAATCGCTTTCTGTAGCGTATTCCCAGCTAGAAGCCCTGATATTCCAAAGGATTGCAAGAGATCGCTGTAAAGATGCCACAAAGTAGACGCAGTTGCCCCTTGTATGTATAACTTGCCAGACTTTTTAACACACTTCGCTTTTAGAAATAAATTATTGTAAGACGCTTTCCCTAAAAGTGGCTTAACTTGCTCGCAAATATCCTCCCAAACGAAAGCTACATCTTCTACAGTTTCTGTAATGGCGTTTCTCATGTTTCTAAGCACAGCACAGAAATATCCAACTAAAGAGCGAGGCTTCCTCATTATAGCTATTCTCGCAGCTTCTTCGATCATAGCAGGATCGTCTACTCTAGCGTTTCTGATAGCTTGCCTTATGCGTTGAGGTGAAGAAGATAGAAGACGAGCCGTTATCGATACGACGTTTTCGTCTATAGTATCTATATTATTATATATAGATATATTGATCTGATCTACCGACAATTTTGTCGCAGTTATCAACAAGCCCTCTACACTCTCAATTACACCGACTGAATACAGTTCTTTTAGCTGACGCTCCACCGTTCGAACCGACTTCCCGACTTCGCCAGCAAGTTCTTCTTTGGTACGCACCCCAGCATCGATTAGTTGAGCGAGATATGCCGACTGTTGAGAGATACGGCCAGCTTTAACCAATTCTCTAACGGTGTTGAAAAAAGACACAAAAATACCCCCTTGCAATTTAAGAGGGTACATGATACAATATCATCACAACTTAGATATTACATCAGTACCAGAACCACCTAGCGGCTAACTAGGTGGTTTTCTCTTTGTCCTCATTTTCCCATTTAAAACTGTCTTTGTCAAGTTGTTTTCTGAATTTATTATACATTAATTAATATATATTAGCTATTACTTATTAGCTATTAACTAATAGAACGTAGGTGATTAATTAATAACTTAATCAATTCCTGGTACAATTCTTTCTCCGACAACCCTTTCAGATGGCTCTCCCAGCCGTCTGGCAGAGTTCGCACAACCTCTCCTAACACCAACATGGCTATATTCCATATATTGCCTGTTGTCATGTTGCCTCGACGGTATGGTCTATCTAGCTTACTGCTTATCTCATTTAGTACATACTCTGCTCCTCGACACACTTCTTGTGAAGTCACTCCCCAGGTTTCGGCTTTGGCCTCAAATAATGTCTGTATGCCAGAGACGGTATCAAACCCTTCTAGGTGACTCTGTTCCTCTTTTGGGTCATCTTTGCTTAATAAAGCATTTCGATTAGCATTAGCGAATAGTGGATTATTAGAAAGTAGCTCTTTAATATCTGCCATTTTTATTGCTCCCTAGAAATTATTTCATCTGCTAGTGCTTGATAGTCTGTTGCCCCATTAGAGCTAGGCTCATAACCAATAACGGACTGGCCTGCCGAGGGCGATTCTTTCACTTTTACATTCTTTCGCACGACTGACTTAAAAACAATGTCTCCAAAAAAAGCCCTCGTCTGGTCCTCAGTCCCTTTAGTAATTTTTTCCCTAGAATCATACATAGTCAAAAATACTCCTGTTATAGCCAAATTACGATTGATGGCTCTCTTTACCTGGTCGATCGTGTTAGTAAGCTCGACTATTCCTTCTAAGGCGTAGTAAGAGCAATCTACTGGCACATACACATCAGTCGATGCGGCGAAAGCGTTAATAGTTAATAGACCAAGTGACGGAGGACAATCAATAATAATATAGTCGTACTTTTTGCTCATCCTAGAAAGTGCATCTTTTAACTTTAATTCTCTGCTCATCATCTGAAAAAGGGTGATCTCTGCACCAGATAATTGAATGTTGCTTGGTACTATGTCTACGCCTTCTGCTGTGGGTAAGATAGCTTTTTCTAGGGGGAAGTCATCCTCCACTAAAACATGGTACATACTTTTTTGCAGTTTGTACTTATCAATCCCAAAGCCAGTCGTTGCATTACCTTGGGGATCAGAATCGATCACCAACACCCTTTTATCTCTCTTAGCCAGCCCAACAGCGATATTGATCGCACTAGTTGTCTTTCCGACGCCGCCTTTTTGATTGCTAATGGAAATAATTCTCACTGTAGCCACCTCCTAGCAACTATTATATATTATCTATTAGCTAATAGCTATTAAATAATAAGAGGGCTTGTATAATAATTAATAACTAATAGGTAATGTATAATAATTAATAACTAATAAATAATAGAAAACCTCCCCGAAGGGAGGCTTATAGTTTATCGAGGTCGTCCTGTTTGATTACCTGGCTACGCTTTTCTTCCTTTTCTATAACAATAATAAGTACACTACACCCAATAACAACGGAGATAATTTTCACAAGCGACACCTCCGAATGTATGTTCGCTTATAATATTCACCTTGGGAACGCTTATTCCTTCTTATATATTATTTGACGCCCTCCAAAGCCGTATCACTCTCGCCACTTCTGCTTGGCGATCTTCTGACAAGTCTTTGATCTGGTCCCAAATTGCCTTCATAGCCGGTGTGGACTTGATCATGTCTAGGAATAATCTATCTTCCCTAACAATCTCTTCTGCCTTAGGTGCGCCAATCAGATATTGCACCGTCACCCCTAGAGCATCGGCGAGTTTATTCAAAGTCTCAACCGTCGGTGTCCTTTTTCCGTTTTCGATCTGACTTATATATGCGTAACTGAGATTAGTCTTGTCGGCTAAATCTCTTATAGTCATATTCCTTTGTAGCCTTAGCTTTCTGACAATGTCCCCTAGCTCCATTTTGTTCACCCCTTGTAAAGTCATTTTACACTAATAGTTATACGAACGCAAGAAAAAGTTTTATGCTTATAGTTGACATTCAGTTAGCTATGCGTTATAATAAAACCAGAGCCGAAAGAAACGGCTATTTTATAACGTTTGATGTTAACTGATAGCGAACAGAGAGTAAGCAGGAGGGAAAGAAATGTATAAAATTTATCTTACTTGTTCGAGCGGAATTAGAAAGTTTAAAGGTTACGCTAATGACGAAAATGAGATGATTCAGAAAGTAGACAAAATCTTGGCAGGTTCTAAAGGTGTAGTTGAGGTTATGAAATTCGGAGCGACAGTCCTATTAGCAGCCTAGGAGGGGTAAAGGTGATTAAGCAATTCAAAGAATCTTTAGAGAAAGAGCTGGGGTGTGAGGTTCGCATAACAATCGACATCTTCGACACTTGTTATAGAGAGGAAGCAAACGCATCTACTATAGCAGCTAAACTCAAAGATATGTTCGAAGGAATACTCAATAAGCCTAAAACAGTGTTGGAGGTAAGCGGTGATTGCAAAACAAGATGGTTAAGAGTCCAAGGCGATTACCTTCCAGATGGCGGGGCAGTTGTATTTTTACCCGAAAAGGAGGATATGCAGTGAGCAGAGTTTATGTGCAAACAGAGTACCTTGGCGAAGAAGTGGCTGTCGCCGAGGATAGATGGACTAACGGAGTGTCAGCAATGTTCGGGAACATAGAAATAACAGGCACAGCAGAAGACATTATTCTGTTGGCCGAAAGACTTAAAACAGGAGCGGAAGCGGTTAAGATTACAAAGCAGGAGCGCAGAGAAAGGCTAGGATTAACGCCCTGATGAGTACCAGTTGGCAACTGGTCGAAACGCCCTTCGGGGCGTCGGCGAAAGCCAGAGAGGAGAGATTGCATGAACGTATTTGAGAAATTGCAGACAGCAAAAGTTCGCTTGCAGGGAAAAAACTTGAAGAAAACCGGCAAAAACGCATTCAGCAAATACGATTACTTTGAACTAGGGGACTTCCAGCCAACCGTCAACAGCATCTTCTTAGAGCTGAAGCTGTTTTCTTACGTAAGCTTCACTAGAGAGCTAGCTACCTTGACTGTAATAAACATCGAAAAGCCAGATGAAGTTGTTGTTGTAACATCACCTATGGAGGACGCAGACTTAAAAGGATGCCACCCAATTCAAAATCTAGGAGCAGTAGAAACATACCAGAGAAGATATTTATACATGGCAGCACTTGACATGGTTGAGTCAGATGCAATCGACGCAGGGCAGGCCGAGCTTAGCAAAACTAAAAAAAGAGACTTTAAGCAAGAGTATGTTGATAAAGCCGCTGAAACAGGATTCGACCTAGAGGACTTACAAATTCTCGCAGAAGAAACAGCTAAATTCCAACTCAAGAAAGAAACTAAATGGAAAGACATTCCCGACAACGTTTTTAATACTTTAATGAAACAGCTGGAGAGCGACGAGAAGATAGCTGGTGCTAGAGCTCTTGTCACTAAGATAAAGGAGGGTCAGAAAGATGGCGTTGCTTGAGCAAGAATTTAACGAGTTCCTGGATGAGCAATTTCAGCCTCAAGATGAAAGCTGGCGGGTACGTTCGGATGACGAAGCTAGTTGGTGCCTTAGAAAGATCAAACACCTTCAAGAACAGCAAGCAGAAAGAGCAGCCTTCGTGCAGAGAGAGATTGACCGTCTTCGCACATGGCAGCAGGAGCAAGACGATAAAGAGGCTTCCTCTGTAGCGTTCTTCACTGTCAAGCTTCAAGAGTATTACCTCAACCTGGGCGAGAAGTTGAATGGCAAGAAGTCATATAAGTTGCCTTTCGGTACGTTGCAAATGAGAAAGAAGCCTGCGAAGTTAGAGAGAGACGATGAGAAGTTGATGGAATTAGCCCGGCCTCTAGGACTCGTGAAGGTAAAAGAGTCGCTAGACTGGGCAGAGTTAAAAAAGCAGTTAGTGATTGATGGCTATAAGGTAGTCAACAAAGAAACTGGTGAGTTAGTCGAAGGCATAACGGTTGTAGAGGCTGAGGGTGACGAGTTCAGTATCAAAGTAGATTAGGGCGGTCAATCCGCCCTCTTAGGAGGGGTAGAAGATGAGTGTTTTCTTAGGTAATTTATCCATTCACCAAATACAAGAACGACTAGGTATAGAGTTGACTGCGGAAGAAGTTAAGTTTTTTGAGTCATCATGGCAAGAGAGAGCATCTGATATAGATCCTAACAAATGGCACTGCTTCGATATGCCTTTTATGCTAGCCTGCGGAAGTAGAGAGTTCGCAATAAAAGTATATGGTATTCTAGGCCAATATTCAGACCAAATGACGACCCAATTACAGGTCGGAGTAGAGGGGAGTTAACGCAGGATAAAACAGTAGATTTCCAGGGAGGGGTAGAGATGGTTATTTCCAAGAACTGCCTAGCCCTTGAAGTAGCGGGGCAGGTTGTCGCAGTCACTCCTGTAAAGGGCAGCTATGTGTGGGTTACAGAAGGAAGCAGTGGCAAGGAGAGTAATATACTAGAAGCGTTAAAGATGGCAGCAATGCAAGCAAGGAGGGAAGAAGATGCGAGTTATAGAGTTCAGAGGCAAGAGGCTAGATAAGGGTGGGTGGGTTTATGGCAATTTAGTTAGTGATGGCAAAAGGTATTTTATTATCTACGATAACGACATAACAGAATGTACTCGATACGGTGAACGATATATCGAAGCAAGCAGATACTTTGAGGTTGACCCCGAAACAGTAGGGCAGTGTACAGGGTTAAAAGACAAGAATGGTACTAAGATTTACGAGGGCGATATTATTAAAATATTTGGCATAGGATACAACTATGGTTACAGCCAGCAGATCGTGAGTGTATCTTGGGATGCTGAAAAAATGTGTTTTATGTGTGGCAAAAGCAAGAGTTTATATAATTATTCTACTATTAGTTGGGCAAAGATTGAAGTTATCGGTAACATTCACGACAACCCCGAACTTTTGGAGGTGGAGTAGATGCCTAAGCCGATTATATTTAGCACCGAGATGGTGCAAGCAATATTAGACAAAGGCAAATCAGTCACTAGGAGAATTGTAAAGCCACAACCACTAAAGTACCAAATCGGAGATATGCTTTATGTTAAAGAAACGTGGCGAATAGATGGTTGGGATATAGATGAACTAGTAATAGCAGTTGATTACAAAGCAGGAAACTGCAACAAACGAAAATGGATTTGCGTTGAAGACGAAGATATATTTTTAAGGTATGTCGAACAATCGGCAGAAGATGCCGAAAAAAAGGGACTCGGTATTAATGAAAATGGAAAATATCATTGGAAACCAGGGGAATCCCCTACAAGATGGAGATCGCCAATCCATATGTCTAAAGAACTAGCACGAATCTTTTTGAAAGTTACAGGTGTAAGAATCGAAAGATTACAAGATATAACGGAAGAGGGCGCTAGAGCAGAGGGGTTTTCTGTAAAAATACGCCATATAAAAACGCACGAAGGAAACAATTTTAACGGTAGCACTACGGCAAGGGAAGAGTTCGTTGGTTATTGGAATAGCCTGAACGAAAAATCAGGTTGGGATTGGGATGCCAACCCATGGGTGTGGGTAATCGACTTTGAGAGGATTAGCAAGGAGGAGGCGTTAAATGCCTAGAGATTTGAAGAAAGACCTCGAACTTTGTAACAAAGCTACCAAAGGTCCTTGGTACACCGGGGGAATAGACGGAGTACCCAACCGACTTATAGCAACTACCTCTTTCTTCGGTGGTGGCAAGGTATACACCAGAGGGCAAGATGCTAGTCCCGGAGCGGATGCAGAGTTTATCGCAGCTGCAAGGGAAGGGTGGCCAGAAGCGATAGAGAGGGCTATGAGGGCAGAGAAAGCGCTAGAAATAGCTTGCGTTATTCTTGCTGATATTGCAGACAACTGTGCCTTTGACCTCTCCGTCGTGTGTCGCCAAAACAGTGACTGCGACAAAGACCCCTCGAAGTGTCACCAAGAGTATTTTTTAGAGTTAGCAAGTGAGCTAGAGAGGGAGGATTTAAATGCTTAAACGCTTAGGGCTTCTCCTTCTTCTTTCGCTATTGCTACTGGCAATCTTTTCCAGCACCGCAAAAACAACCTACACCGAGACTGTAACACACGTTGTCGCATCTAACGAAACTTTGTGGAGCATAGCGAAGAGTTACAACCCAAACAAAGACATTAGACGAGTAGTTGACGAGATACGGAAGATTAATAATTGTTCGGCGTTGATACGTATAGGGCAGGAGCTGGAAGTGCCGGTGTGGAGGTGAGGGAGTGAAGTTTTTAGACTTCTTCGCAGGTATTGGCGGCTTCCGTCTAGGTATGGAAATGGCAGGTCATGAGTGCGTAGGTCACTGCGAGATAGATAAGTTTGCTCAAGCTAGTTATACCGCTATGCACAACCCAAAAGAAAGTGAGTGGTTTGCCGATGACGTCACAACAGTTGACCCTTCTGAATTGCCCGAAGCAGACTGCTGCTGTGGAGGATTTCCGTGTCAGAGCTTTAGCGTTGCTGGAAAGCGGGGGGGTTCGAGGACACACGAGGCACTTTATTTTTTGAAATCATGCGGTTGGCAAAAGTACGAAACCCTAAATATATTTTCCTTGAGAACGTCAAAGGACTTCTTTCCCACGATGGAGGACAAACTTTCGGAACAATCCTCTCAACTTTGGGGGAATGTGGGGATGATGTCGAATGGCAGGTGCTTAACAGCAAAGATTTTGGAGTTCCCCAAAATAGAAAAAGAGTGTTCATTATCGGACATCTTAGAGGGAGAAGTAGACCAAAAGTATTTCCTATCACAGAAACAAGCAATGCAACTCTTAAGCAACTTGTTGGAGGAAGCCAAGGATACAGAGTGTATGACCCGAGCGGAGTAAGTTGCACCCTAGCAAGTGAAGCTGGTGATATGGGAGCTAAAACAGGTCTATATTTCGTTAACCAGCCTCGATACGGTAAATATCAAGGAAGCAAAACAAGCCAGACAATTAGAGTTGGTGGAGATATACCATTAGTTCTGGAATCATCTTTTGTAAGACGCCTTACCCCCAAAGAGTGCTTCCGCTTGCAAGGCTTTCCCGACGAATATTTCGAGCGAGCTAAAGCGGTTAATAGCGATAGCCAACTCTACAAGCAAGCAGGCAATTCCGTTACTGTAAACGTGATATATGAGATTGCTAAGAGATTGTGAGGTGAAAGCATGGCAATTATACGAGTAGAGAAGCAACGGAACTTTGTCGCAATAGACAAAACTTGCCTAGAGGACGATCGACTTAGTTTCAAGGCAAAAGGTTTACACTCTTACTTGATGAGCCGCCCCGACAATTGGAAACCTATCTTGGAACAATTATCGACAGTTAGCAAGGACAAGCAAGCATCAGTAAGGGCTGGGATGAAGGAGCTCGAAGACTGTGGCTATATTATCAGAAGACCAGTAAAAGATAATGGCAAAATAGTCGAATGGGAACACATTGTATATGAAAAACCACAAAAGCCCAGCTTGAGTCCACAAGTTGGTTTTCCACAAGTGGAAATCCCACAAGTGGAAATCCCACAAGTGGAAAATCGAAGACTAATAAGTAATGAAGTAATAAATAATGATCTAATAAGTAATGAAGTAATAAACCTCCTATCTGCTGCCGCAGACGACCCCCCACCAAAATATGATACAGACTCAGAACCCTATAAGCTAGCACATTACCTCAGAGAGCAAATCCTCTTACGTGACCCACAAACCAAAGTGCCTGCTAATACTTTAGAAGCTTTGCAATCTTGGTCGAAAGACGCCGATCGAATGATTAGACTAGACCACAGAGACTTTGCAGAGGCTAAAGAGCTTATTAAATGGTGTCAGCAAGATTCCTTCTGGAGTTCCAACATTTTAAGCATGGCGACCTTCAGAAAACAGTATGACAAACTCAAGAGGCAGAGTGGAGGGAAGAAGAAGTATGACCCAACAGCAGTCGATTGGGAAGCAGAAGCAGCAAAATACCTGTAATAAAGCCGGGACATGCCTAAACGGCAGATACACGGATGAATGTAAAGACTACAACATGCTACCAGCTAAAGAGTATACGGAATATATGGAAGCAATAAAGAACGGTACTGCACTAGACGGATATAAAACATGCCCAAGATGGGAGCTACCTGCTTACTCACTGAATAGTTGCCCCAAGAAAAGCAATAACTGGCAGTATAAGCTAAGGCAAGCAGATATACCTGCTAGATACGAGTTCGCTAATAGAGGAGTAACGCAAGATTCTAAAAGCTGGCTAGCGTTGAATCAGTACATGGACACTCTCGAAGAAAATATGGACAGCGGACAAGGGTTGTTGATGTTTGGTAGTTTCGGCACAGGAAAAACCACAGCGGCGGTTGTTGTGGCACAAGAAGCTATAAGTAAAGGCTACTCTGTTAAATTTCTCGGTGTCGACTACCTAACGGCCGAACTAAGAGGTATGCAGTACGAGCAGGCGGCGATCTTTAGAAACGAGCTAGCAGAGAAAGACTTAATCATCTTAGACGGCCTAGAGGCAGACGCAGATGGGAAGTGGCTATTAGAAGAAGTTGGAGCAATTATCGCACGTCGATATGACAACAGAAAATCGATAATTGTCACCACTAACAGCACTCCAGAGCAGCTAAAAAGCAGCTCCCTACCGCAAAGATACATTGTGAGAATCCTGCACGCCTGTAAAGTCATTCCAATAGTTGGGAAGAATTGGAGGGAAGGGGTATGAAGTACGATCTTGACGATGAAACGGTAATCCTTAAAGCCCAGACCAATCCTTCTTTTATTGAAGAACTACTCCCCACACTAGAAGCAATCATAATGTCGGCAACTAAGCAGGTTGTCCCTACCGCACACTATAACGATGAAGATATAATGCAAGATGGTATGGTGGCGGCTATTGAAGCAATATATAAATATAAGCCAGGTAGGACTGATTGCATTGCCAAATACATTTGGGTAAGCGTAGCCAACAGAGTGTGGTACGAAGCGGGCAGTGCTAACGCTGTATTGAAAATCGGCAAAGGTAATCAGCATAAATATTATAGAGCAAAAAAAGAAATAAGAAAAAATCCAAACATAACAAAAAAAGAACTAATGCAACTAGACATAGCAGAATCAATAGCAGTAAGCGCTCTTATGGAAATGGATAAACTTGTGTCAATGGATAAAGAATATACAGAAAATGGGGAAAATATGTATGGGTTAGTCAGAAATAATACTAATATAGAGAGCAGAGCATTGACCAATGTGGCATTTTGCAAATGGGCAAAATCATTAACAGAAACTGAAAAATATTATATAAACGGAAGCTTGCGCGGAATGACATATAAAGAGATGGCAGAAGAAAGAGGGGTTACTCCTTCGGCACCAGAGATGTGTAGGTTAAGGGCAAAGGCAAGGCTTAAAAAAGAGTTAGGAGTGATAGCGTGAACAAGGTTATTTTAATCGGAAGACTGACACGTGACCCCGAACTAAAACACACACCTAACGGAACAGCCACAACCAATTTCACTCTAGCAGTAGACAGACCATTCAAAAACCAACAAGGCGAGAGGGAAACAGACTTTATCGACTGTGTCGCATGGAGGAAACTGGCCGAAACTATAGCAAACAACCTCAAGAAAGGCAAGCTTATCGCAACAGAAGGTAGATTGCAAAAGAGAAGCTACGAAGCAAAAGAGGGCGGGAAAAGGTGGGTTACAGAAGTAATCGTTGATAACGTGCAATTCTTAGAGAAAAAGGATGCGGAAGAACAAGGGCAACCAGAGGGTAGTTTAGAAGAAGTTCCTTTTTAATAGCGGGGGAGGGCAAACACCTCCCCAATATATTATATGCACGTAAAAAATATTTATGCAAGGAGGCAAAAGAATGATAGCGTTAGCTTTAGTCACTTTTGTGTTGGTAATAGGCTCCTACCTACTTGGATATAGTCACGGCGACTCTTCTGGCGAATGGCGAGGATGGTGCTGGGGATATGACAAGGGGCAGAACGATGCTAAAAATGGCGTTATATTCGATTATGAGAAGAACGAGTTAAGACGCAAGGAGGACAAGTAGATGCCCTACGGAATCGTTGCTAACCACACAGTCGCTTACGTCGCAGGTCCTTACAGGAATTCGCCAGAAGGCAAGGAGCGAGCAAAGCGACTAGCTAAAGTGCTTTGGCGACAAGGGTACGCAGTAATCTGCCCTCACACCAACTCGCTAGACTTCGAAATAGACATACCCAACGACAAGCTATTCCTAGACGGATACTTAGAGTTACTGACGAGATGTGATGTTATGTATGTTATCGAGGGGTGGAGGGACAGTGAGGGAACGATGGCAGAGATAGAGCTGGCAGAGAAGTTAGGTATACCCGTAGAGTATGTGAGGGAAACAAGAAATGGAGTCTTCGCTAGTGCGAATCTATGCTGAAAGGAGAGCAACAAATGAAAATGGATAACCTGCATGTAGCATGTGGACCTATAAATGGAGCGATATACATTGCTAAAGCAAACCCTAAAATGTCAAAAGGCAACTTGATTGTAGCTGATGACATGATCGACAGGACAGACCAAGTCATCGAGGCAGTAATGATGCACATGGACAAGCAAATAAAAGAAGGCGATAACGCACTGGAGATAATTCACCCTAACGGCAAGCTTATATGGGAAAGGAAATGATTGTATCTTTCACAGTCCCCGGCAAGCCCCATGGGAAGGGTAGAGCAAGATTCGCAAATGGACACGCTTACACCGATAAAAAGACGAGAGAATATGAAGAATTCGTTGGTTATTGCTACTTAGCAGCTGGCAACAAAATACTAAGCGGCGACATTAAACTATCCATTAGAGCTTACTACCACATACCTAAGACCATCAATAAAGAAAAAGTTGACGAAAAGACAAAGCAAAAGATGTTAAAAGGAGAAATAAAGCCCGGCAAACCAGACCTCTCTAACGTAGTTAAAGCGATAGAAGATGGCTTAAACCAAGTGGCCTACGAAGACGATAGTTGCATAACGGACTACGGAGAGTCTTTCAAGCGGTACAGCGACAAGCCAAGAGTGGAGGTAACCTTGGAGGTGATCTAGTGCAGGAACTAGCAGAGCAGTATAGACAATCATGCAAAGTTATCCGCAAATGCTTACGGAGAGCGAACGAATACGACCGCCCACACCTCTTATCTGCCCTTATCGAGTGTAACACCCTAGCCTCCCTCGCAGACAATTATTATGACAGGTCCTATCGACCACCTAGAGCGTACTCAATGTCCCAATGTCACAACCGTTCACCAAAATTCACCTTCTCCTATGCAGTAGAATCCAGAATAATCGATGCAGTACACAAGGGGGTGAGCGCTCTTGATGAGCTAGGGCTATGAGAGAGAAACCTTTTTCGCCAGAGATGATGGCGACGCTGGGATTAGTAGCTGGCTTGGACGGTCGAGAGTTGGAAGGAAATTCCAATTCCGATTATGTAAACACACTTAGAGAAGCGCTCCCAAAGGCGATGGAAGAACTGACTGAGAGGCAGAGGGAAGTTGTCATCTTGTACTACTGGGAGCAAATGACGCAGGAAGAAATTGCAGTTAGACTAAAATTAACACAGCCCACAGTAAACGAACACTTAAACAGAGCGATAAATAATTTACGAGAAAACATCGAAAAACACCTATAATTTCCCGACCTGTCACAGTATATAGGAGATAATATAAGTTAATGCCAAAATTTACCCATTATATCATAACACCATAGGCCCCACGAGGGCAACCCCTCCTCTCTTTATAGGCAGGTCACCTAGATGCGGGGTGGCTTGCCACCTAGCCTCTTTAGTTTAACGGTAGAATAACTGCCTTGTAAGCAGTGGGTGTGGGTTCAATTCCTACAAGAGGCTCCACCTTCTCACTAGGAGGTATCACATGGACTGGAACGAGATAAAAAACAATCCTGATAAATTACAGGATGCTATCGATAAATACGGTGTCCGAGGGTTAGCAAGGAAAGTGGGCGTTTCTCACCCCACCGTCTTGAACTACCTCAAAAAGGAAGGGCAAGAGGAAGTTAAGCCTGCCTACGAGAAAACACCGACCGGCTATGTAGTCTATTATGGCAAGAAGTACAAAGTGGCGATAAGTGAAGAGCAACTAGAAGAACTCCTAAGTTTGTACTGCGTAGCTAAACTAACGTTAAACCAGGTAGCGTTAAAAACAGGGTTTACTCGCAAAGAAGTCTATGCAATCAAGACCGCTTTTTCTATCACAAAAGATTCTCAACCATTCACCCCCGAGCAAGTTAACGCACTTGAGCCAGAGGAAATCGCCGAAAGAATACGCATTAAGAAACTGAGATATTCCCTGCAAATATACGAAGCCAATAAATATGCTGATATTGAAACAAGAGTCAAGCAGATGGATAAGGCACACTTCTGGTATTCTGAGCTCTGCAGGAGTGTTAATAAAATCACACCTAAGCCATACAAGTTAGCCAAGAGAGATGAAGGCGAAACAATTACAGTAGCTTACGTTGCAGACGTGCACGCAGGGCTAGAGGTGGACAACTATTTCAACAGATACAACATTGACATCATGCACGAACGCTTCGCAGAACTCGCCTCTGAACTAGCTTGTAGTCAAAGCGAAGAGATTATCATATGCGACCTAGGGGACACGGTACACGGAATCATACACGGAAGCGTTCAGAAATACTCAACATGGGTAACAGACGCTACGACTGAGGTCATTAAAGCGTACGAACAATTATTCCTCTCTCTTTTAGAGCAAGGTTATAAAGTTTCGTTTGCCAAAGTGAATGGTTCGCATGAGAGCATAGAAAAGGTTAAGACCGATAGAACAGAGGAAGAAAACTTAGGCAACTTCATTTACGACATGCTGAAATGGAAGTATTCAGAGTTTGAGAATCTAGTATTTATTGACAAAATACACGGCTTAAACGCAACCATAATCCCTATATATAACTACAGTGCGTTATTGATACACGGCGACAACAATTCGCTAAACATGATAAAAGACGCCGACCGTGTATTTAGAGGATATAACATCAAAGAAGTAAACGCAGGACACATACACCACCGAAAAGTGGAGGATATGAACGGCTTAGAAGTACATTTTAACGAAGCTTTTTGTGGAACAGACCAGTACGCAGGAAATAAACTGCTGGATTCTGAGCGCGGGACTAGAATCGTAACATACACAAGAGAGGGCAGAGAATCCGAGAGGTTAGCAAGATACTAGGAGGGGATTCTGTGAAGTGTAGACACTGCAACTCTGACTTAGAGCGACAAGGAAAGCTTGCGACAGGTGGCACTCTTTTCGTATGCCCCAACTGCAAGAGATACCACGAGGGGACAGAGGAACCAGACCTCTCTCCCAACGCACCCACCATCACGAACGAACAAGGCGGTATGCAGTCCCATGTCCCTTTCGCCTTTCATCTACTAGACGCTAACGCCACAATGGCTATTGCGCGAGTATTCGCAGAAGGAGCATCTAAGTACGCACGAGATAATTGGCGACTAATAACCTGCGAAGAACATATCAACCACGCACTCACGCACTTATTCGCAGCACTTGCAGGAGACAAGCAAGACGAACACTTAGAACACGCAGGGGCAAGAATGATAATGGCTATAGCTACTCAGAAAGATGGAAGCTTGGAGAGGAGACTGGAGTATGTTTCCAAAGTTTAGAGCCTGGTGCAAGCACACAACAGGTGAAGGATGGTTTATGTGCAGAGAAGTACGCTGGCTAAACCTAGAAACACAAACAATATGTACAGAGAGTGGAATGCAACCCAGCGAGTTTGTGCTTATGCAATATACAGGAGTCAATGACTGCAAGCGAACCGATAAATATCCCGAAGGACAACCTATTTATGATGGCGACATTGTGATTGTCAACTATGGCATGAAGGATAGACAAGGGAATATAATAAACGAGCAAAATTGCGAAGACCGGTTAGCAGTCATTGTGTTTGAAGATGGCATGTTCACTCATGGATGGTGCGAACCAGATTTAGACGGCGACCTCTTGTTGGTGGTGGGGAACATATACGAAAACAGAGATTTGCTTAAATGGCCTACCCTAAACCCCGACGAGTAGTCGATAAAAAAGCGATCGAAGAAGCACGCAAACCCTACTGCGAGCTATGCGGTTGCAGAGACGGCATACAAGTACACCACATTAAATCGAAGGGTAGCGGTGGAGGGGACACGCCAGAGAACCTCATATCGTTGTGCTGGGTGTGCCACCGAAAGGTGCACGATGGATTGATAAAGAGAGAGACTTTGAGGAGGGGAGAGAATGAAATTTAAGTGGCCCGATTGCCCTGAATGCAAAAGAGATCTAACTGCACATATAGGGCATTACACAACCGACAAGGGCAAAAAAATGCTTTGCTATGTATGTGCTCTTTGCGGAAAGATGTTTGAAGAGGAAAAACAAGAGGAGGGTGCTAGATGAAGAAATATCTACTAGTAATATTGGTTGTACTAACGTTCTTCTTTAGCGGATGCTGGCGGGAGAGCGAAAGAGTGGCGTATAACATTTCAAAAGAGGCTGATAACTTCAACGTCACACGTAGACTAGCAGTAATTAATGCTAGAACAGATAAGCCTATCTTTGAATTAGTTGGCAATTTTTCGCTTCAAAATAACTCGTCAAATGAATTAGAAGTAATTTGCGAAGTAGGTAATGGGGTATATAAGAAGCATTTTATATACCTTAACGAATGGACTATATACGTAGTAGAAGATGTGAGTGGGGCATACGTAAGTAAGTATCACTACGAAGTAAACTTCCTGCCAGAAATGATTAAACCTATAACCTTTACGCTTAAAGATTAGGAGGGGTAGAGAATGAACTGTCACATATGCCAGGGTAAATTGATGGATATATCAGTTAACCCAGACCAGGAAACAAGGGTAATCTGCGAAGAGTGCGGCACAATAGTTGTCACGCCACATACAGACAAGTGGAAAGACCTCTTGGCAATAGCTAAGCTTTTTAACCATGTTAAAGAAGCAAAACGAGGAGGCTAACAATGGATAAAATCACCATGATAGCTTCACTCCCACCTATCCAATCAGCAGTCAACCTAGACGGACAAGAGGGTAATGCAAGAATTAAGTTAGACGTTCCTCAGTCGGAGCTACCACAAGTTATAAGATTGATGCTGTACAGAGGGCAGGCTTTCAGAGTAACTATAGAACCATTGGAGGCGTAGAGGTGGGCATAGCGAGAATATTTTGGTCAATTTATTTTGTTGCTCATTTGCTTTGCCTTAATGAACACAAAAGTGCAAGCGAAAATATCAAACATGGAATTTGGGCGATTATAAGTTTAATTATGCTTATTATAAATAGACGCTTGTAATAGAACCATGGGAGGGTTAACATGAATTACTTAACAATAATCACTACTGTTTTAGTCCTAACACAGATTATCAGATTAATACAGAACGCAATTAGTTTAAGAAAGATGCAACAGTTCAATGAAAAAGATGTCGATGTCCAAGAGATGTGGGAAGAACTAACATACGCACTACACCGCTTTTCAGACACAGTTGAGAAGTGGTACGGAGAAGATGACGAGTTGGAGAACGAAATCGATTGTAACGGTGGAGATTTATGTGGGTGCGAGGACTGCGACGGATAATAACTAGCCCTTCTTCGGAGGGGCTTTTTTGGGAGGTGATCGAATGGCTCGACCAAGTCTATACGAGACAGAGTGGAAGGAAAAGCTAGTGGTCATTCAAGGTTGGGCTAGAGATGGCCTCACGAATGAACAGATATCTCATAACATGGGGATAAGCGCAACAACTCTCTACGACTGGCAGAACAAGTACCCTGAGTTTTCTGAGGCCTTAAAAAAGGGCAAAGAGGTTGTTGACAGAGAGGTCGAGAACGCCCTTCTTGATAACGCCAAAGGCTACTATTACACAGAAGAACAAGCAATCAAGGTCAAGTCCTCTTGGTATGTTGACGGCAAGAAGCACGAGAAGGAAGAAGTGAATGTGGTGGAGGTGCGCAGGTTCAAGCCCTCTGATACTACTGCACAGATCTTCTGGCTCAAGAATCGTAAGCCTAGCGAGTGGAGAGACAAACAAGACGTAGACATCCAAGGCAACATTAACAACCCTTTCGCTGGACTTACTACAGAAGAACTAAAGAAGTTGGTTGAAAGTGAATAAGCTGATTAAAGCCCACGCTCTCGCAGAACTTGCTAGACGAGACTTCTTTTATTTCTGCCAAGCCCTAGCACCAGACTTCTATAAGAGCGACAGAGAATACCTAAAAAAGCTATGTAGTGAGATGCAAGACTTCTACTTCTCAAACGATGATGTCTTAGTAATCAACATGCCACCAAGACATGGCAAATCAAGAACAGCTTCTCTGTTTGCCGATTGGGTGTTCGGCAAGAACAAAGAAGAAAAGGTAATGACTGGTTCTTACAATGAAACTCTCTCGACCACCTTCTCTAAGAGTGTCCGAGATACAATCCAACAGATTAAAGCTGACCCCGAGAAGATAGTGTACTCTGACGTCTTTCCTGGTGTGTGTATCAAAAAAGGTGATGGAGCCATGAACTTGTGGAGTTTAGAAGGTGGGTTCAACAACTACTTAGCGACTTCTCCAACAGGCACAGCCACAGGGTTTGGTTGTTCTCTCATGGTTATTGATGACCTTATCAAGAACAGCGAAGAAGCTTACAACGATGACACACTAGAGAAACACTGGAACTGGTTTACAAACACAATGCTTTCTCGTCTTGAAGAAGGCGGGAAGATAATCATAATTATGACGAGGTGGGCAACTAAAGACCTAGCAGGGAGAGCGTTAGACCACTTCAAAGAAGAGCGCAAAAAGACTAGACATATCACAATGAAGGCTCTTCAAGATGACGGGACCATGCTTTGCGGAGAGATACTTAGCAAAGAAAGCTATGACATGAAAGTAAGGGCTATGGGGGTGGACATCGCTTCTGCCAACTACCAGCAGATACCTATCGACGTCAAAGGGCGTCTCTACAGCACGTTCAAGACTTACGAAGATGTACCTAGAGACCAGAACGGCAACCCTCTCTTCACTCACACTGGAGCTTATATCGATACAGCAGACGAAGGGGACGACTTCCTAAGCGGCGCGGTGTACGGAGAGTACAACGGCGAAGCATACATCTTAGACATCATATATACCAAAGACCCAATGGAAGTAACGGAGCCAGACACAGCTAAGATGCTATATGAGAATAATGTCAACATCGCTGATATAGAGAGCAACAACGGAGGCAGAGGGTTCGCAAGAGCAGTCGAGAGGATTCTAAGAGAACGATATGGTAGCAACAGGACTGTGATTCGGTGGTTTCACCAGTCAAAGAATAAGAAAGCCAGGATACTTTCTAATGCCACTTGGGTAATGGAACACATTTACTTCCCTGTGAACTGGCGAGATAGATGGCCAGATTACTACAGGGATATGAACACGTATCAAAGAGAAGGAAAGAACAAGCACGACGACGCACCAGACGTGACTACAGGCATAGCTGAGAACTTAACTAAACCAAAGGCAAGGATTCTACAGAAACCGAAGGGGTTCTAGCAGGGAAAACACTCCTAAACACCACAAAAACGCACTCTAAGCACTCACACGTGTTATTCTTCGTCTTAAAGTATTAGAAAGCGTTATAACGTCAATAAAGGAACCTTCTTTTTAAGGGGCTTCTTTATTTCTTCGTATAAGATAAGTTATGTTAATTATTAACAGAAAGTTAACATTTGGAGGTGAAAAAGTGATACCAGAAGACATTGCTTTCCTTCAGCCCGGCTCTCTTTGGCCTCCCTCAGATTCCACCGAGCGACTGAAGCAGTATGACGACCATCTAAAGTTGTTCAAAGGCAGGCATGGCGAGATAGAAGGGTTTAGAGAAGCTTTTAGTCTCCTAAAACGTGATGACGACTCTATTATTGAACTTATAGTCAACTTCCCCAAAGCCCTTTCTTCCCTCTACGCTGACCTACTGACAGGGGAAGCACCTAGGTTTAACTCTGCTGACGAGGATTCGCAGGAGTGGCTAGATGCCTTCGTAGATTCTCACAAACTTCAACAAAAAATATATACAGGAGCATTGGCTCAATCATATAGGGGGGAAACGATTCTCAAACTTCGCTTAGTCGATGGGAGGGCGAAACTCTCTCTAGTGCCTGCAAGTTATTGGTTTCCTATCCTAGACCCGAACGAGGTCACGGAAGCTTTAGGTCATGTTATAGCCTGGACTATGCAAGTAGGCGACAAAGACTATCTAAGAGCAGAGATACACTTCCCTGGGAGCGTACATCAAAGAGTTTACTCGCTGAAGGGTGGAATAATTGACAGCTCGGTCGACTTAAAAGACCTTAATATCGACTTAGAACCAGACCAAGCCACAGGTGTTGAAGATGTCCTTTTAGCAGTAGTTCCTAACTTAGAGTTAGACGATTCAATATTCGGAGTAGATGATTATGCCGATGTCGACACTTTGTTCCAACAACTCGACCTAAGGCTCGCACAAATAGCCAAGGTCCTAGACAAACACACTTCACCCGGTATGTATGGACCAGACAGTAATATGTTCACCGATACAGATGGATCATCTTACGCACGCACAGACGCTTACATCACTGTACCACCAGGAGAGCAACCTCCTGCTTACTTGACATGGGACGCACAACTCGAAGCTAACTGGAAGTATTTGGAGCAAATATATGATGCGTTATTTATCGTCACAGGTACGAATAAAGCTGCGTTCGGGCTCTTAGACGGAACTAACGCTTTAAGTGGTGCAGCACTGAAGAAAGTCTTGATGCGTACTCTAGCAAGAACTTCAGTCAAGCGAAACTACTGGGATTCTGCCTTAAAGTATATTATTCCTCTTGCGGCAAGACTTGAGAAGGCGAACGGTGGAAGTGGCAAAGACTTCTGGCTCGATATTGAATGGCAAGACGGTCTACCGAACGATCCTTTAGAAGATGCACAAGTCGAGAACATCCGAACAGGTGGCAAAGCTACTTCGAGTGTGAAGTCGGCTATTCGTAGACTTGATGGTGGATCAGACGAGTCTATCGAAAACGAACTGGCAGACATCGAAGCAGAAGAAGGTCAAGCAACAATGACGCAAACACCTTTCAACTTTTTAGGTGATGACGATGAACAAGATTGAGTTAGCAACAGAACAACTACTCGCGATTTACAGGCAAGCGTCACAGGAACTCTTACTAAAAGCAGTCGAAGCTTCGGCCAGAAATGCAAAAGGAAGTGCAGCCTACTATCGCTCACTGTGGGCGCAGGTAGAAGATAAAATACGCACCCTCGACATGGCAGTCGGTTCCTATTCTAAACAAGTAATCCCTCTGGCGTACTCTTACGGAGTGAATGAAGCTGTTAAAGGTCTACTTCACTTAGGGATTAGGGCTAAGGGATATGACGCTTTTCAGAAGCTACATGAATCCTCCATCAAGATTCTAGCCGAGAACCTAAACGACAACCTTACAGAAGCCAATCACTTGATGGGTAGACGCATAAAAGACGAATGGCGAAGGGCGCAACTTGAAGCTATCACTCGCAAACAAGCTACTGGCGAAACTTGGAAGCAGACTCAAAAGTCCTTCACTGAACAAGTGGCAGAGAAAGGGTTAGGGAGTTTCAAAGACTCCATGGGGAGAGTTTGGCAGATAGATAGCTACGCTGAGATGGTGTCAAGGAGCGTCACAAGAGAAGCTACCAACAGTGGTCTGATGGCACAGCTCACCTCTCTAGGGTATGACCTTGTACAAATGTCTTCTCACTCCTCACCTTGCCCAATCTGCGCACCTCTCGAAGGGAGAGTGTACTCGATAAGTGGTGAGAGCAAAGACTACCCAAAGCTAGATAAGGCGTTTGGGGAGTACGCGAATATCCACCCTTACTGCAAACACGTACTGCTTCCCTATGTGCCAGAGCTCGACGAGAACGTCAAACAAACCAAAGAGCTCTCCAACCGACCCTTTGACATTGACCCACGCACCAAGAATAAGATCAACGTCTATAACGCCAAACAGACTGCTGCGAGATGGCAGAGAGCGACCGAAAAGCAGTGGTGGCAGTATAAACAAAGGCTAGGTGACGTGCCTAGTTTGAAGAAGTTCGCCGAGATGAAAAAAGCCGACAACGAACAATATAAGCAACTGCAAGCACGTTATAAAAGTGCTGGCACGTACCAGAAGCAGGCAGCGAGCGCCAAGGAGGTGTAAAAATGAGGTTGACATTAAGGATGATAGGTTGGTGCTTCAAACAGCTTTTCCCTCCTTGCTATCGCTCTGAATACACGCTAAACAACAAGAAATATCTTACTACTTGGCGCATGTGGTTTGGCAAATGCTTCGATATAAAGGTTAGAGAGATCGTTATTGAGGGCTAGTTGCCCGCATGTCCGAAACGTGCTTATGACAATAAACTGCGCACGGAAAGCCGACAGGCTCTAAATGGAGGTATGAGAATGAAAAAGTTTAATTTGCAGTTTTTTGCAGACCCTGACGAGGGGAACAATACGGAACCGACACCAGAGAAAACCTTTACCCAAACTGAACTCGATGCTGTGATCTCAAAGAGGCTAGCCAGAGAACGCAAGGCATGGGAAGAGCAACTCGAGGAAGAAAAAAAGAAAGTTGCTATGACCGAAGTTGAAAAGCTTAAAGCTGAATCAGAAGCCAAGGTCAAGGAATGGCAAGAGAAGTATCAAACAGTAGCCGAAAAAGCTAAGCAGGCTGAAGTTAAGGCAGTTGCCGCTGAGCTGGGAGTCATTGACCCAGAGGCGGCATTTTTGTTGGTGCAAAACGAACTTACAGATGAAGCTGACCCCAAGGAGGTGCTGACAAAGCTACTTGAGAGTAAACCTTATCTAAAGAAAAGAACAGACATTGGCGCACCCTCTAACCCAGGTACGCCACCCGAGGAAAACCCCTTCTTGCCAGAGACTTTCAATCTGAGTAAGCAAGGGGAAATTTTTAGACGTGACCCTGTAAAAGCAAAAGCTTTGCAAGAGCAGGCGAAAAGGAGGAAGTAGATTTGGCATGGGCTGATATTATAGCTTACACAAAAGACGATCTCATCAAAGCCAAAGCGGAGATCGATGCTGTAATAAGCGCAATAGGAGCAAAGTTCATTGACCACCGAAGCCGCAACGGCATAATCACCGATGAGGAACACTACGCCACATTGTTTAAACAGCAAGTGCTAACTGAGAGGTCGTTAGCACTCGGTGTGGCAATATCTAACGAGACTGATCTAGCAGCCGTCAAGGCGGCAGTCGAAGGCGCCACCTACACCATGACACAAGCAGAAGCCACTGACGAAGCAGCCGTCAACGCTGTAGTTGGGTCAATCGTGCTCCAGCAAGCCCTTAAAGGGGCTACGTTCCAGGTAGTAAAGGTGTCCTACACAGCAGCCATAGCTGGTGACGCAGGCGACCCCGACGGCACAGACGGAGTTTATAAATTTAAGGTTGAGTTATCCATAATGGATAGGATAGCGGTTACATCCGAGCTGACAATGACTATAACCGCTACCCCACAATAAAGGAGAGATAATATGCCAGCAACAAGAATTGCGGACGTAATTGTCCCGGAGGTATTTAACCCTTACGTTATCCAAAGAACTGCCGAGTTATCCGAGCTCTATCAATCTGGTATCATTCAACACGACCCTCGCTTTGACGCCCTTGCGTCAAGTGGTGGTCGCCTTTTGAATATGCCCTATTGGAACGACTTAACAGGTGATGACGAAGTTTTATCCGACGCTGCGCCTCTGCAGGTCGAGAACATCACAGCAGGCCAAGACGTCGCAGCCCTTTTAATGCGCGGTAAAGCTTGGGGCGTCAATGACCTTGCCAAGGCTTTGTCTGGCGACGATCCGATGGCAGCTATTGGCACTCTAGTCGCTGACTATTGGGCGAGAAGGATGCAAGATGTCCTGCTTGCTACTTTAGCGGGTGTATTTGCTGACGCGAACATGGCAGATAACACTCTCGACATTTCGGCAGTAGCTAACGCTGACGCAATTAACGCTTCTACATTCGCTGATGCTCAACAACTCTTAGGCGATGTTAAGGATCGTCTAACAGGTGTAATGATGCACTCTGCGACCGAAACATCGCTCATCAAGCAAGGTCTTCTCACTCAAGAACTCGAGTCAATTAACGGACAGAGCGTAAGAGTCAAGAGATTCAACGGCAAGCGAGTGATCGTTGACGATCGTTGCCCTGCAGCTAATGACATCTATACAACTTATTTGTTTGGCGAAGGTGCTATAGCATACGGAAATGGTCAACCTCCTGTGCCTACCGAAGCAGGCAGAAACGTCCTTCAGGGCGAGGACATCCTCGTCAATCGCAAGCACTTCCTATTGCACCCACGCGGAGTAGCTTTCCAAGACGCATCCGTAGTCGGTTCTTCGCCAACTAACGCCGAGTTAGCCAATGGTCTAAATTGGGGCAGGGTCTACGAGAACAAGAATATCCGTATCGTATCCTTTGTACACAAAATAGCCTAGGGGGGTTAACTCCCCCTTATGGGGGGTGATCGTATCATAGTCCACGATATAACAGGCTTCAACCCTAAGCCAAAGCCACAACCTAAAAAGAAAAAGAAAAAGGGTGAGAAGAAATGAGATACCTTACCCTGGTTGAAGCTGAGGCTTACTTTTCCTCTCGCCTACACGCCGAATCATGGAGTGAAGCGAGCGAACTTGACAAAGAGAGAGCTTTAGAAACAGCTACTAGACGAATCGACTCAATGAGGTTTGCAGGCCGCAAACTCGATCCTAACCAAGAGAACGCATGGCCGAGGAACGTCTTTGATGGCATTCCTCCCCTGGTTAAGCACGCAGTCTGCGAAGAAGCCCTCTCTCTTTTAGGTGCAGAGGAAGATCGTAAAGGTGTTGTGTCGGTGAGGATTGGTGATGCTGGGGAATCTTACGACGCTATAACAGTAAGGCAAAACCAGAAGCTTTCTCAGTCTGCAAGGGGATTGCTCGAACCTTTCTTAGCGAAGGTGGTGCCTTTCCGATGAAGCTACGACTAAAGCAGAAGTGTAACTATTATCCTGCTGTTTCAGACGGTTGGGGAGGCTACACTCAAGGGGAGCCAATCGAAATACCTTGCAGATGGGTAGACAGGCAGAGGCTTATTCGTTCTAAGACTGGCGAGGAAAAGATGTCTAAAAGCGAAGTCCACACCGAGTACCCTATTGAGATAACAGGCTTTCTCTCTCAAGATGGCACACCAGAGGACATTATGGCAGTTGATACTCTAGTCGACCTAAACGGCAAGATAGTAGGATACAAGGCATGGCTGTAGGTAGTTATAAGCTAGAAGGGTTGGCACAAGTACAACGCAAGATGAACCAAGCGATCAAAGACATAGCTAAGAAAAATGAACAATCTATCAAAGATGTCTGCCTTGATTTGCTCGGAAAGTCTAAGCAACTCGCACCTTTAGACACTGGCGAACTGCGAGCGAGTGGCTATACAACCTTCGAGAAGACGCAAGATGGTTTTGTGGGCGAGGTTGGCTTTGGCGAGATTTACGCTGCTGTCCAACACGAAGAACTCGAATACCAACACACCGACGGTGAAGCGAAGTACCTGGAAAAGCCTTTCAAAGAAAATGCCAGTAAGTACGCTTTGCACATCGCCGAAAAATCCAAGGTAGGGGGTGGCTCATGAGTACGGCTAAATACATTGCCGATCTTTTAATCGCAAAGGGCTATGGGTCATGGGTTGCCTCTAGTGGGTGGAGTATCAACGTTGGAAAGGAACCAGACGCACCCGACACAACAATAACTATCTATGACACTGGGGGCTTCTCGCCTGCTTACAATTCTTGCGAGTACCCTACTATTCAGATTAGAGTACGTGGCAAGCCTTACCCTGTAGGATATGACAAGCTGAGAGAGATTAGAGACTACCTTATTAATTACGAGGGTGCTAATTATCAGATTGATTTAATGGGCGATATTCTTCATCTTGCAACAGATGAGCGAGGTCGCTCTATTTTTGTATGCAATTTCCAAGTTTATAAAGGAGTGATTTAATGGCAGGACAGAAAAGAGGTCGCATTGCGGCTCTCTATATCGACACTGGCACAACTACACCAACCTGGACAAAGTTAGGCGGTAGACTAGACGCTACTTTCACTATCGCAACCGACACTATCGAAGCAACAAACGCCGACTCTGGTCGCTGGAAAGAATATATCGAAGGTGATACTTCTGGAACAATTAACGGCTCTTTCCACTATTTGCCAGACGACGATGGGCAGACTGCCTTAATGGCAGCTAAAATTGCTGGCGAGTCCGTTTCTGTGCAGTGGGTTCCTGTTGATGAAGCTTCTGGCAAAACTTACACTGCTGAAGCTATTATTACAAGCCTAGCACAAGCTGCACCCCAAGGCGATTTACAGAATACATCCTTTGACCTACAGCTTTCTGGTGCGATTACAGAGGGTACAAAAACTGCTTAATGGAGGGGTTTTAGGTGGCTAGAATTGCAAAAACGTCTGTAACTGTGGGGGGAGAGGAATTAATCCTCTCTCTCAATTTTAATATCATGTGTGACATTGAGGAACATTTTGGGAAATCTTTATCTGCTATCTTTGCCAATGAAGAAACGGTTGGGCTAAAGGTTATCAGGGATTTAATCTATCTTACAGCGAAGAAATTACACAAAGACATGACACCAGAAAAAATTGGCGACCTCATGGAGATTGAGGAAATCACAGACTACACCGAAGCAATCGTGAAGCTGATTACGCTTTTCAATGGTGAACCAAAAAACGTCAAAGAGGGGGAGGAGTAGACCCTTCCCCTCTTACTAACTGGTCGTCTTTGTTGGCTACAGCGTACGAGATGGGTATACCTGCGGGTGAGTTCTGGGAGATGACGATGTGGGAGTTTGACGCTTGTCTTGATGGCTACACACAGCGAAAAAAATCATTTCTATATGATTTGTTGACTGCTGCTTGTGTTGTCGCTAACAAAATCCCCAACTTTAGCGACCAACCTTCACAATTATTGACACCAGACCGCCTGCTCGGCCTCGAACCAGATTATAGAGAAATAGAAAGTTTAGACGACTTAGAATAGGAGGTGAATCATGGCATTAGATTTAGGTACTATATTCGTGAAAATCGGCGCGAAAAACGACGAACTAATGAAAGCTCTCTCTAAGTCGGAGCAAGCTCTCGAGAAGTTCGGCTCTAAGATGGAGGGAATCGGCAGAACTCTTTCTCTCCGTATCACAGCGCCTCTTGCAGCGATAGGCTACAAGGCAACACAAATGGCTGGAGAGGTCGTAGAGAGCGAAAACTTATTCTCGGTTGCTATGGGCAAAATGGAGACCGCAGGCAGGAAGTTCACCAACGCCTATGCTAAGTCACTGGGACTCAACGAGTATGAGATGCGTAAGCAGATGGGTACATTCAAAGTCATGGCTGAATCAATGGGGCTTACTGAACAAGCGGCTTATGATCTTTCACAAGGCTTTACTACCCTGGCTTATGACCTTGCTTCCTTCTACAACATCTCTTTCGAGTCGGCATTTGAGAAGTTACAAAGCGGTATGGTTGGAATGGTGATGCCGCTTCGCGAACTAGGCATCAACATCAATGAAACTACAGTCGAAGCGTACGCTCTTAGAGAGGGTATCATTAAACAAGGAGAGTCACTTACAGAATCTGGCAAAGTCCTCGCACGTTACGGTGCTATTATGGAGCAAGCACGCAAGGCACAGGGAAACCTCGCTAGAGAAATAGACAACCCCCTCTCTAAGCAACGTATACTACAAGAACAAGTAAAAGCACTAAAAAAAGAGTTCGGTGATGCCCTCCTACCAATGTTTAATAAACTCTTAGACGTTGCAGGCAGAGTGGTCGAGAAGCTAAAAGACATGACCGAAGCGTTTAAGAATCTTTCTCCCGAGGTTCAAGAAACATGGATAAAGGTCGGTCTTTTTGTTGCCTTGTTAGGTCCCGCGTCCCTACTGATCGGTGGACTAACTAAAACTCTTTCTTCCCTTACAAGCATCCTAAAAGGAGTAGGTGCAGCTTTCACAGCTGTTGCTGCGTTTGCAGGGAAGGTAGCTTTTGGATTCCAAGCAGTTAAGGCAGGGGCTGCTACAATCGGAGAAGCAATCAGCTTTGCGCTGGGGCCTCTAGGTCTGTTTATAGCAGGGCTCGGGATTGTGTTCGCACTCTACAAGGCGATCGATTATCTGACATACAAAGTATTTGACGGAGAGATAGTCGACGCTAAAGTAAACCAATTCCTAGCTAATATTAATTTTTTAGGCAAGGGCGAGATGTACGCCAGCGCTGCTCAGAAAGCACTTGACGACCTCGAGAAGAAAAGAAACGGAACTAAAGAAAAATCAAAAAACAGCCTAGCTGCTGTTGGTGAAGAAGTTAAGGGTCTATACAACGAAATCTTGAAGGGTCTTGATTTAGGGCAATTCGTCAATAACTCGACCAAGGACGCCAAGAAGTCCATTGATGAGATTTATGGTTCCTTGCAAGGTGTCCTCTGGCAGAACTCAGTAGCCGCCAAAAACATGGGCAAAGAATTTGACAAGCTTGGCGAAGATGCTAGTGCGTACGAGTCTGCCTTGAGAGAAGCTTTCGCTAATGGCCTCGACCCTTCTAATAGTAGTGTTGGCAGGAAAATCCTAGACGGCTGGAAGCAAGTGCTAGACGACATCGAGACCCAAGCTAGGGTCGATCTGTTAAATATCTATGACAGCATAGAGATGTTCCTCCCCACTAAAGACGGAAAACATCAAACTGCTTCTTTCGGCCTTGACTTAGAAGACCTTCTCAATCTCCCCGACGAACAGTTCGGTGAGTTTATTAGCTCGGTAGGCTTAGCAAAGAAGGCAGCTCAAGAGCTGGACAGCGCTTTCGTCCTCGGGCTTCTCGACGCCACAGATATGTGGGCAGGCTACCAGGATATTCTCAAATCTTTGTCAGATAGTCTTCTCGGTGTCTATTCTTCTTTAGGCGAAGGACCTGCAAAAGAAGCCATTGGCGAGCTATTGCAAAACATCAACGCTAGCTATGGCGATCTTGAGATAAACATTAAAATAGCCAATCAAGATAAGTTCGAAGCTAATTTAAAAGATTCTATCGAGAAAGCTATAAGAAGCAGCATAATCATTGACACCAAGACAGGCGAGCAAATACAAAACCCTAGAAACGCTCTAAAAGTCTACTCTGACGCCCTCTCGCAGTATCTAAGCGCAGGCTTCTCTGATAGCTCAAACTTCGCTTTAGAGCTGAAGAATAACATCATGGCAGCACAAAAAGAAGTTGGCAAACTAGACTTCTCAGACGCTATCAGAAAAATCGAAGACGATCTTGAGGCAGGGTTAAACCAAACCGCCCTTACTGCACGCACTACAATCGCTAAAGGCGGAATGTTTGACTCGCTCAAATATCAAGCTGACTTATATGAAAAAGCAATCCTCGAGCGCCAATCCTTGATGATCCAAGAAGGGAAATCAATAGGCGAAGTGATGTCTGCCACCTCAGAGTGGACTCAGAAGCTCAGAGAGCTGAATATCCAAATAGACGCTGCTGCCAAAAAGAAAATATACAAAGACTGGCAGAAGTCGATGCGAGACCAAGCGCTAAGTCAACTGCCGATCGCAGGGAAGGCTTTCGGTATGTCGGAAAGCACTTCCAAAGCGTTCGCTGCTGGTGGTATGTCTGCCTCTGTGGGTGGAGTAGTCGGTGCGTTGATAGCCTTGGCTTCAGAGAGCGAATCTTTCAAACAAGCACTAGCTGTTATAAACCCGATCCTTCAATCTGCTTCTGACGCACTTGGCAGACTCCTAGAACCTCTACTCCCTGTCACGGTAGTTCTCTCAAGCACTCTCTCACCTGTTCTTGATGCGCTCGGAGTTATATTAAGCACAGTCTTAGAGCCTGCACTCGCAGCAATCTTCCCAATTCTAAAGCTTCTAGGTGTGGCGATGATGAATGTCGCTTATATCTTCAACTGGGGACAATTACAAGTAGCCAAGATGCTAAGCAGTGCCTTCCAGTGGCTAGCAAGCCTCCCTCTTGTCGGCAGGTCCTTCCGTGACCTAGCAGAAGCTTCAAAAGCAAAGGTTGACGAGTTGAATGGAAAGCAGACCGACCTTTCTCAGTCTATGCAAGATTTAATTAATCTAAGCTATGAGGAAGCAAAAGCGAAGGCAAAACTCGCTGACACTGCCAGGGAAGTATCAGAAGCTTTAAGAAACGTACCAAGCGGCTTTAAGATCGCTCTCAGACGATACCAAGTAAGTGACCCGACAACAGGAAGTTATCAACCTACCTCGCAGACACCTATCTTTGTCAATTTCAACGCCCCAATCTTCGGTATGGACGACTTCGAGCAAGAAGTCAAGGGAATCATGCGGAACGCTACTAGGTCGAATTCTCTCGCACTTAACGGCATATAGGAGGTGGCTTATGGCTTTCGTTTCATTCGCTGGGATAGACATTCCTAAAGCAAAGAATATTAGAATGACCTACGACACGATCGAAGATTCCGACCGCACAGTCACAGGTCGCCTCCGTTCTGATACGATTGCAATAAAAAGGGTGTGGGAGGTTGATACCGCACCCCTTACCCCCCAAGAATATTCGCCTATCCTCTCTTATTACGAATCGACAATGGGAGCAGAGGGGGCGTTTATTGTTTACGGAGAACCGACTGCGACTGCAAAATTAAACATACAGTATGACGTAATTAAATTCACGCAAAATGGCGTATTTTACCCGAATGGTAAGATTCTTCATATCAGAGCAACGGAGGTGTAGGTGTGGAGTATGGGCTATCTAGTGTATGGGATAGTGACATGGCGATGGGTTCGGAGGCGCTCTTAGATAGCGAGAAAGTGTTCAACTCAGAAGAAAATGCAGTCGATTTCTTCTCTTACCTTTTTCAGAATCTCCCCTTACCCTCCCTTCTCTTTATAGAAAAAGCGACAGCTAAAATTGTGTCGACTTTGGAGGTGACAGCTTGCAAGCCTACCAAGATACAGATGTGACTTTGAGAATAAATGTTCTTGATGATGTGGGGCAACCTTTACAACTGACAGGCATGGCTCTGAAGTTCTCTTTCGTAAACGGCACTAAAATTATATTCGCTAAAGAAATAGGCACAGGGATAGAAGTCACTTCCTGCCCCGAAGGGAAGGTCGAGGTTACTCTCTCAGCAGAAGACTTATCTTTACCTAGTGGCGAATATACAGTAGAACTACTCGTCACCGACCCAGATGGCAGACGCTTTTTAGCTTTGCAAGAGAAGTTTGAATTGAAAACACGATTCGCCAAGGAGTGATCAAATGGCTAATATTCGTATTGGTCGCATAGTAGACGATATATGGCAGAACATCCTAGACCGTATCAACGGAACAGAAGGCAAGGTGCAGGCAGAAGACACTGTACTGCAAGGAAAGGTTGATACCCTCAACGCCAAAGACTTTGCCACCTCTGCCAAGCAAGATGCTATCAAGACTATATTAGATGCTATCAATGCTAAAGACCTCTCGACAGGTGCTAAACAAGACGCAATCAAAACAGTTTTAGACCTACTCAATACAAAAGACTACGCCACTAACGCAGAACTTCAAGCGGTTAAAGCAGAACTTGCTACAATCAAAGCTAACCAGACTAGTGGCAATCAGAAAGTCAAAGACGAAGCTTCTTCCTCTGGACTTTCTGCCAACCGCCCTCAAGCCAACGCAGTCAGAGCAGGGTATATATATTACTCTGTGGATACAGATGTAATGGAGTACTCAAACGGTACTACTTGGATGGTGATGTAGATGTTCGATCCTATCAGTTATAAGAAAACTAAAGATGTCGATGAGAAGTACGCAGTAAAGACTGCTGTTATAGAGAAAGAGCTCAACGACTTTCAAAACACCATCGCAGGCATCAACATCAACCAAGAAGCTAAACAAAGTGTAACAGACTATGGTATTGTTTCCCTTCCTCGCAACTGTGCTAATGGGCAAGTTAGTGCAACTGTAAAAGGAGAAACTTTGACTAACCTAGTACCAAAAAACCCTTCTGAGACTGTATTAACCATAGATAATTATTTTGTTCTCCGTAATTCGGCTTATGACCATTTTTTGACAAGAGGTAATATTAATTATAAGCCTTCTACAAAATATACATTGATTGTGGAAATAAGAAAAAACACATTGAATAAGGATATTACAATAAATTACGCCGATACTCCTATAGCAACACCTATTGGCACTATTGTGTCAGGTACTAAAGGGATATTTAAGAAAGCAATGACAACAAAAGAAGACTTTAGTACAGCAAAATATGATTTATGGTTAAGTAAAAACATAACAGGCATTGAGGGAGAAGTTGAGTGTAGGATTGCGATATTTGAAGGAGATTATACAAATAGAGAAATAAAGTATATCAACGGTACTAAATCTACAGTTAGTGCAGTTAGGGTAAAAAGTGAGTCTGCCGATAAAAAGCAAACTTCCATGTTGTACCTCAACGCAGGACAACCACTTCGCTCGCTACTTAATGGCACTAAAGATGAAGTTAGTGCAGGGAAGTTAAATAAGAAGGTTAGCGACGAGTATGTTTTAGATGGCAATAGTGGATTTAAATTCTTGGATGTAAGCTTCACAAACACTTACAGAATGGTACTCGATAGTTGGTTGGCTGGCAAAAACGCCTTGTTGGGAACGACTGGATCTGGAATAGGTAGATCAGCTGACGGTGATTATCCGATACAAGGAAACACAGCAGGAACGGATGTGCGATCCCTAGTTTTATACACTAATAATTATTTGTATGTTTATGTTGAAAAAGAAAAAGTGGATGCTATGACTGGGGCAACAACAGAAGACAAATTCAAGGCTTACCTAAACAAGTATCCAATCACACTAACTTATCAGTTAGCGACACCTGTAGTGACTGATATACAAACATCTGGAAGCTTGTTTGGTTACCCTAGTGGGACAGTTTACGTAGAAAATGTTTTACCTGTAGCAGGTCTTTATGAGGCGACTGGTATTAAGGTTACTAATTCAGACTTTCCGATCGCAACGTTGGAGAAAATTAGTAAGATTGATTCTGTTACAGGAGTAGAAACAGAAGTTGCGGTTGCAAACGCAGTTATCTCGGCCGATAAACTATCCTTTACTCATCCGGGCTTAGTGGCAGGTGATATTGTCTTTTTCACGTACCACCATGCAGTCGAAGGAACGGTAGCAGAGACGATCATAAACTACTATGACAGCAGGTATACGATAAAGGACGCTGGCAACGGCAAGTTTTATCAATGGAAAGTTACGGCCAATAACGGAGTGCCGACTATTACTCTGGTGGAGGTGTAAGCGATGAATGACGTAATTATTCACGCATTAGCTGAACGTATTCTCGCTGGGATGATGCAAGTTGAAGAAGTGCCAGAAGTCTTCAAGGAAGAAGTAGACAAATTATTAAAATAGCGTAGTCGCCCCCGAAAGGCAGGTGATTCCTTGTACCCACGTTTAAGGTTAGAAATCCTCAACCCCACGCCGATTGATGTTTCCGACTATCTACTAAGCCACTCCCTCGACCGAGGCGACGTTTCCCAAGTCGGTGCTAGTGGGGTGGACGGTATTGTGTCCTCTCTTTCCTTCACTTTAGGCAACAGTGGACAGTATCAATGTCAGTGGGACCCAGAAGCGGTGGTGGATTCGGAGGCAGTCTTGGACAGCGAAAAGACTTTCGACTCAGAAGATGATGTCTGCCTACTGTTAGCTTACCTCTTTCAGGCTGAACCCACTTTGGCACGTGATTCCTTCTCCCCTCGCGACTCTGGTTCAAAATTCAACAACCCGACCCCACTTCTCTATCCTAATCGAGAGGTAGTTTTTTATGTCGATGGCGTCGAACGCTGGCGAGGGTATATCAGAGAAATTAAACCAGGTCGCTCGAAGGTTGATGTAGTAGCCTATGACCCTGCTAAACTCTTGCAAGACGCCTACATCTACACCTCCAAGGAATACGGAAGCGAAGCAGGAGTACCTGCCGAAACGGTAATACAGCAGATAATCGACGATAGCTTCCCCACACTCTCTGCCTCAGACACAATCATTGCAGAAGCGTACACCGACTATTCCCTTTCGCACAGGTGGTTAACGACATACACCGTAAAGCGCCCAAACGAATCAAGTGCGATGACGGATATAGCCAACATTGACTTAGGGGCAGGTATTATATCTTTCCACAACTCAGGCACGTACATCGTTGAATATACTTATAGAGATGCGTTTTACGCGCTTCACACTCCTGTTTCACCTTCCTTCCTTGTCACACCATATAAGGTGGAGTATGAAAGTGTGTGGGACGCGATTCAGAAGGTCGCTTCAATGATCGGCTGGTATTTGGGGTATAGGTACATTGATGGTCAGTTCCGACTCACCTTCCTAGAACCACCTAGACTGAAAAATACTCCAGACTTCACGCTTGACGCTGATAAGGAAATCTACACCCAAGACCTTGCTATAAGCGATGTCGACGTGCGTAATTTTGTCAAGGTGACTTATAGAGACAAAGTTTCTAAAACAAGAAAGTTTGTAACGGTGCAAGATAATGATTCTATCGCACAGTTTGGCAAGAGATCGATGGAGATCGAAGAAGCCGACACATCCCTTATCGACACTGAAGAAGAAGCTTTAAGACTCGCCAACGCTGTCCTACATGACCTCTCCTCCCTCCCTGCCACAACAAGAGTCAACCTCCCTTACATGCCCCAAATAGACACCTTCTCGACTGTAGCTATACGCAACCCTCTTATTTCGTCTACAATCGACTTCTATGCAGTTGAGTCAGTGCGACACTACGGAGAACCCACAAGACTTCGGACAGAGATTGTCTGTTCTGGCAAAGTGATTGGTGGGAGAAGCGTTTGGCTTCAGAAGGAAACCAGGAAGGGTAGACCTGCCGAGCCAATACGAGGGGGAGAGATAGTACCAGGTGCAGTAGACAAAGATCGGTTGCGAGATGGGGTAGTAGATAATTCCAAGCTTAGCGACGGATCTGTTGATGCAAATAAAATAGTTGATGGGGCTATAAATACAGACAAAATAGGTGACAATGCAATTAACTCTGGCAAAATAAGCGACGGGGCAATAGATACCAATAAACTAAGCGACGGAGCCACAACAACGGCTAAAATAGCGAAAGGGGCAGTCGGAGCTAACGAGATATATCTTCTTGATGACACAGCAGGATCAAGCACCACTTCTAAAGAGTGGGTTGACATCCCTGGCTTCGAATTAAACTTTACTCTGGCAGACGAAGCTACTGTCTTAATTTTGTGCAGAATATCAGCATATTTAAATGCTATGGGGGGTTTGAGGTGCAAAGGCTTCTACCGGTTGCTTGTAGACGGAGAGCCGAGAAGGACGCAGGCAATACAAGATACTAACACTGGTACGTTTTGGGTACCTGTTGTATTAACCGACCTCTTGATTCTCTCTGCTGGGCAACACACGATAAAAGGGCAGATGCGATGTGATGCTGAATTTAGCAACACTGTATATGCTTATTTCAGGGAAATTCTCTCTCTAATAATAAAGAGGTGATTGTATGGATTACTCTTTTTTGGCTAATACTTTGCAACCTCTCCACGCACACTCAGTGCAAGAGGTTCTTGTGGCTGTTTGCCCCAAGGTCGAGGCTGTCACAGTTGCCAATCACTGTAAGCCTGCTGTGATATTTGTTCACTGTTCAGAAAATTTAACAGAAAATGAATTGATTTTGCTAAAAGATGGTATAATAACCCTAGAGGGGTGATGTTGTGTATATCTTTTTAGCGATTATTCTGCTATTAGCTGGGTGCATGGGGCCTAGGCAGGTTATTGTTCCTGATTATATAGCCCAAAAAGCTTTAGCCATAGCTACCGAGCAAATCGATAAACCGTATGTTTGGGGTGGGCGAGGTCCAGACACTTTTGATTGCTCAGGGATAATAACCTGGTCTTACAAAAAAGCAGGTGTGAAAAATTTCTCTTTGGGAGACACTCTTTGCGATGATGTAAACGCAACTCAGTTATATAAATATAATATAGTTTTAGTAGATAACAAAAACGTAAAACCAGGTGACATAGTTTTTATTACGTACGACACAGAGCGTATGACTCACTGCGGACTGTTTGTCAAATGGATTGACGATAAAGAGTTCGAGTTCATTAACGCGTCTAGCTATTACGGAGAAGTGGTTATCGACACATGGTCTATTTCTGAACAGAAAAGGGGGCAGCGGTTCGCTGGATTCGGCCGACTGAAAACATTTTACTAACAGCCATACGGCTGTTTTTTTATTGAGGTGATTGAGGTGGAGCAATACCCAGAGAGACTAACCCGAGTCGAGAATCGACTTGACAACGTTGAAGCGAATATTGCAGAGATTAAAGCTGAGGTCAAACAATCTGCGACTAAGAGTGACTTGGCAGGACTGAAAGAATACTTTTCCGATAGAGATAAGCAGTATAACGATAAAATGTGGAAGCTCATTTTCGGGCTTCTTCTTTTATTTGGCGGGCTTATGGTCGTAATGTTTGGGATCAAAGAAATACCCAAACTTTTTTAGGAGGTGGTGACTTATCAAGACTATTGAGGAGCAACTTGTCCTGCACGAAGGGCTAAGAGCTAAAGTCTATAAATGCCCTGCTGGCAAATGGACTATCGGAGTGGGCAGGAACTTGGAAGATCGAGGTATCACCAATGACGAAGCACTCTATCTGCTACGTAACGACATTTATCAGATTATCGACTCCCTAACCGCTAAATACACATGGTTTACGTACCTTGATCCAGTGCGTCAAAAAGTATGTATCGACATGGCTTTCAACCTGGGCATGGGTGGCTTCTCCAAGTTCAAGAGCATGATTCGTGCGTTAGCGGTCAAGGACTATCAAAAAGCGGCGAAGGAAATGGAAGATTCTGCTTGGTTTAGGCAGGTCGGACAGCGAGGTCGCAGGCTGGCTGAGATGATGCGGACAGGCGAAGATTATAAGGAGTGATTAAGTGAAAGTATTTAAGATTATAGGGTTTATCCTCTCTTTGGCACCTGTACAGGGTGCTATTGTTACGCTATTTTTGTTTTACCTAGGCAAGTTATTTGTTAAGCACAAGTGGCTGAAAGGAATTGCTGAAATAGCTGTCGATTCGTACGAGTTCGCCGAGGAACAGGGGAAGGCTCAATTACTGAAGGGTTATGAAAAGTTCGATCCGTTCATGGATCGGTTTATTAAGCAATTTAGAGAGAAATATGGCTATGACCCTTTGCCTGGCGACAAAGGCATGGCTGTTGCAGTAATGGAAGAACAAGTAAAGAAGGAGCATCTTTGAGGTAGCCAAAAAGGAAACAGACGCAATATTTGATAAGTGGATTGCTGAAGGGAAAACACAGAGAGATGAATTATTAAACAAAGTTATAGAAGATATGAAACGGAGACATCCTTAGGGGTGTCTCTTTTTTTGTTCTACTCTTTGGGTAGATTACATAGTTTAAAACGAGGTTGAAAATAGGTAGAATTGTAGGTTATCTCATTCAACCAGTAAACGTTGATTTTATAACGTTTAAGAGAAGTATTAAAAAAGTATAGGAGGATGGAGTGTGGATGAAAATAATTTATTTGAATTAGGAGTAAGCTTGTTGGGGCTGGGAGTGGGTACGAGCATTCTCTTCCCTCAATCCTCAACACTGATTTATACCTCATATTTATTCGGTGTTTCTGCAATACTATACAAAGTATTGAATCTAAATAAGTGGCCTCGATTCTTTCGTGCCTGTGGATTATGTGTAAAAGAAGATAAAGATATTCTCTCCCCCCTCGCTCATAGAGCGAACTAAGACTAGTTACGGTTACTGTTTACGTTTTAAGCCTGTTGCTGGGCTAACCACTAAAGATTTGATTGCCAAGCAAGATAAGTTTGAGGAATTCCTTAATGCCAGAGTTGAAATTAGTTATTGGAATAAGAATATCTTTGTCAAAGTGTTTGACTCCAACTCGCTAGAAAACGACTTTGAACTCGTTGACACCAAAGGAATAGTGGAGCTAGTGATCGGTCGTGGCTACCGAGGCGTAGAAACTCTCGACCTGTCCGCATCAGAAAGTAACGTCCACCTGCTTATAGCAGGGACGACAGGAGGAGGGAAGACCTCTCTACTGAGGTCTATTATAACCACTCTAATAGCTACTAAAGACCCTAAAGAGTTAAAGCAATTCCTTTTCTCGACTAACTCAAGAAGCACAAAGTTTAAGCTTAATGACGCAGATAGGCTTTCTATGCCGGCAATATAAATATCAACGTTCCAATCTTTGATTCCAGATGTATTTACAAGCTCATAAATCGCACCGGGCAGATGCTTATTTACTTCGTCAGCGATAGTCCTTTTAACCGAAACAGGACATAGCCACAATATACAGTCTGCTTTTTGGTCTTGTATTCTTGTCACGGCTAAATCTAATGCAGTTCTGGTTTTCCCTGTCCCCATATCCATATACAAGGCACCAACTTTAGTCTTTGATAACTTATCAATAGCCTTTTGTTGATGTTCCATTGGTTTAGTCGTAAAGGTCAGCAAGATTATCACTTTCCTTTACACTTTCCAAGTCTGCAATAACTTCATCTATCTGTTGCACTCTTTTTAGCAAGGCGACTTTTTCTTGTTTTAATTTCTCAATATCTATGTCGCCTAAAAGCTCAATCCCTTCTTTGTTCTCCGCCCATGTTTTCACAGCTATTTCTTGTGGAATATCCCTTACTTCGATAATTGTACCTTTTTCTGGGTTTATCTCTGGGTATCTACGACTGCCACCTGTAGCCGGAAACCCTCCACTTACCACTACTACTCTAGCGTCAATGTCAACTCGCCTGTCAGTATATCTACGCCGCAATAGTTGAAGCCCAAAAAGAACAAATTCATCAGATATTTTAAAGTGGTCTAAACTAATACGGACATCAACCTTCTTGCACGATCCATAGTCGTCTGTACCAAAGATGTCAATAAGTGCTGCTCTAATAGCAAATTCATCTCTTGGGTCAAACAACCACGCTTTCCCACTATCGCTCCACTTGCCGCCCCTCATTCTAGCAAAAGAAACAAGTTCTTTGTTGTAGGGAGAGATAACTTTTAACACTCCTTCTCCCACTATAACAGCTATTTCCGACATACTAGCCCTCCTTATCCTTATTTTTTTAATACCAGGCTTCGGTTCTTGTATCGTAATGCCACCAGTCGCCATTTTCGAAGCGGACGATGTAAACCTGCTCTTCCTGGTCCCACTCCACACTCGAGATTTTTCCCTCGTACCTAGCCCTTTCATTGGCGCCCATGCTCGCCATATGGAGCTGGTAAACTTTTTCTACTGAAGGCGTTAAGTTTTCCATACTCAAGCCTTCTACCCACTCCTGTCTTACCACATCCCACTCAGCTCTAGAGCCATCGTCAAACACGACTAGCCACCAACCGCCGTCATCGTGAACTAATATTTCGTTAGCCTTATTCTCGTCCTCCACGTTTGTATAAAACTCTTTTCCTTCATGCTCAACAACGCGGTTATAATCTGAAAGGTCAATCTTCTTCATTTTTTAACCTCCTTTATTCTTGTTCACAGATTCTAGAAAGCCCGAAATGCACATAAAACTCCAGTAAATCCCGTAACTTTTCATCTGCTTCGTAGTAGTATTGTTCGAACTCTCTGCCACCATTTACACCAGAAATTTTCTTGTAATTCTCTTCCAAGTGTTTCTTTACTATCTCGTAAATCTCGTTTCTGTCGTCGCTGTCCTCGAGCGCAAGAGGCTCAGTTTCAGCTATGACAGCATCAATATCGTTCCCTGGCCCATCGGAATCGTCTACATAGTGCTGTTCGGCCATCAGCTGCTCAACTTTATTTATGATTTTTTCGACCAGGCTTATATCAGCAGAAAGCTTCGTATAAGCCATGTAGCCGGCATCCGCGAGACTGTCTATTGAGATAGAAGCGGTGTTTTTGTCGTGCATGGTTAGCTTGTACTCCCGTTCGTCCTCATCTGCGCTGGCCAGTACTTCTCTTAGTTCCACATAGCCAGTATCGTCTTTGAGGTAGTAAAAGCCTTTGTTGTTTAGATGCTCAAGAATCTCGTTTAGCTTGCCGTAATCCATCTTTTCTTCCTCCATCCATCTTGATTTTATTTGCTCTTCGAGAAGTTCGCCCAAAGTCGCTTCCATCTTAAAATTCTCTTTGACACTGGCTAGCCTAGCCGCTAACCAAGCATCTTCACTAATCAACACATTAATTCTCTTAGTCTTAGCCATTGCTTTTCCTCCTTAGAGGGGCCCAGCGCCCCTCGGTTTATTTATTAACTACTGTTCTGGCTACTTGCTGAAGAATGTTTTGCTGTGTCTCTCTCCTGCGGTCTAGGAACCATTGTGGGTCGTTATTTTCTTCTAGGAACACCAAAACTTTTTCAAACAATGCTGCTTGCGGGTGGTTCATTGCTTTTGCTTTATTTATAAACTCAGTCGTTACTTCTATTAAACTGTTTTTTATTGTTCTGGCGTGGCTCAATTCTAGCTGGCTTAACTCTTTAGTCATTTTGTTAGCCTCCCTTTCGCTCTTTCTGATTTCATTATAGCATGACGTGCGTATGCAGTCAAGCACAAATGCACAGATATTTAAAAATAATTTATATCGAATAAAAAAGCCCCGCGGTTAGGCGGAGCATGTCCTAAAATTTGGCTATTTACGTGAGGGAAACAAATGTTTTCTGTAATCTCAGAAGCCATCAGGTATAATTACATAGCTTGTACTTTGAAAATGCTTTAGAAAGCAAATGTGAAGGTATTGCCTGCTAGAAGTTGGTGCGGTTATTATTTTGCCGGCAAGTTAGTTAGTTTAGCCGACCTAATGCTTTCGTTATATCCTTTAAAAGTAATGCGGGAAGCATTAACGCTTGTCCCTTCTGGCACGTGGAAATAAATGTCACCTGTCCTCGATTCTTGTGGCGGGTACGCTCTCGGTAATTCGCCTGTAATTCCTTCGTAAAGCAGTTTCATATCAAAAGCGTTGCCGTTAGCTGTAATGAATTCGAACTTGTCCATAAACCAGTTAAGGGATTGATCTTTCTTTGTATTATTTTTCGCAGTTACATTGATTACGAGCCACTTATAGCCAGGATCGGGCCTATATTCAGAATAGCCATCAGTAAGAACATCTTTAAACGTGTAGTTATTAAAAACAAAAGACATCTTATAAAGTGAGCCAAGGCATCCAGTCAGAAGTAGAAGGCTAATAAAAAATAAAGCAATATTTTTTGTTTTCATAGCATAATTCTCCTTTTTATTATAGTAAGGCATATCTTCTGTGGCTGGTAAAAATATCCTTCTTTTCCATTTAACATACCTGGAATTGCGGGTGGTAGCCACCTCGTAGCCTACAAAATCAGTCTCAAACATTGTTATTACATGTAGAGTGCTTGACTACGAATCAAGAGGCCGCAGGTTCGAGTCCTGCCGGGCGCACCACTAAGAATATTGATAAGACTGCTTTTAGCAGTCTTATTTGCTTATGATGCTCTTTTTAGAAATCGTTAGAAATCACTTTAATTTGGAGGCGTAGCCTACAGGTAGCCTACAGGTAGCCTACAAAAACAACAAGCTTATATCTTTTCTATAGCTTGCCTTAACTCTTCTAAGTCTGTGTGTGTATAGATATTTGCTGTAGTAGAGTAATCTGCATGTCCAATTATTTCTTGGATTGCTTTAGTATTAGCTCCGGCTTTACTAAGGAGACTTGCAAATGTGTGCCTAGTGGAGTGAGGTACCAAATTTCTTACCCCTGCTTTTTCAAGAGTAGGGTAATAGAGTTGAGTTCGGTAGTAATCCACCAGTATTCTTTGACCGTTTCGATTAATAATATAGCTGCCATCCGTGTTATACCACTGTCTAATATAATTTTGTATTTTAGGGTGAATAGGTATAGTTCTGTTCTTACCAGCTTCTGTTTTGCTTCCACCTGTGATAGTCATCGCTTTAAGGTCTATGTTAAATTTTGTGAGCTTCAGAAGCTCGCCAATTCGCATTCCAGTATATATTAGTATCAGTATGCTATTAGCCCACTGATCATCCTCAGCTAATTTCTCTATAGCTTTTATTTCGATCTCAGTGAAGCATTCGCGTCCTTTTGCAGTTTCTTCTGGTAATTTAACTAACTCTGCGTAGTTCTTGCTAACTATATCATCAGCCATCGCATATTGGTACAGCAACCCAGCAAGCACCTTGACTTTGTGACAAGACGACTTACTTAATCCCGCTTTACTCATGCTAGTTATAACATCTTGCAAATGTGATGTCTTAATATCTTGAAATTGCATATCTGACAGTTTGGAGAGATGCTTCCAAGCGGCATTATAGGTTTCCCTAGTGCTTTTGCTTATGGTTTCGTATTTTAGGTTAACCCATTCCTCAAAGAGCGCACTAAGGGTTATCCCTGAGCGCTCTCCGATGGGGTTCTTGTTATATTCAGTAAGCGCTGATATAGCCTCCGCTCTTGTTTTGTAGCTTCCTACGTAATACTTTAGTTGCTTGCCATCTTCTGCCCAGCCCGTAGTCACGCGAGCAACCCACGAGTTGCGGCGATTACCCTTTACTTTGTATACGCTACCAAATCCATTTGGCAACTTCACGAGGATCAACCCCCTACAACATACTTTGAAAGAATATAGCTTTGCCCAAAATCTTTATTTCAGCAAAATCTTCTGCTGTGTAATACCGCGGTTGGTAGTTAGAATTTTCGGGCTTAAGGATAATGCCGCCATTGTTCTTATAAAACCTTTTAAGAGTAGCTTCGTTATCTAGTAGTACCACAGCTATTTCTCCATCGTCCACAGCTGACTGTTTTCTAACAAACACTACATCGCCATTGTTTATTCTGGCATCGACCATACTGTCACCCTTTACCTGCAAGCAGAAATCAACATCTAGGCATTCATCCACCTCTACATATGTTCGGCAATCCTCGTACGCATAAATTGGTTCTCCTGCGGCTATAGTTCCGAGCAGGGGGACCTTTTTTGTTTTAAGTGAAAGGATGCTTTCAGGCTCGTCCATCCCCATGATCCACAGTGGTGATACCCGCAACGCCTTTGCTAAAAGGGCCACGTTATCCCTTCTCATGTTTTCGATAAAACCTGTTTCCCATTTCATAACTGTGCTTTTACTAACACCAACTAAATTTCCTACATCTTCTAAGGTTAATCCTAACTCTAATCTTCTTTTTTTTAATTTGCCTCCCATTTCCATGCACAATCACCTCATCCTTTGTAATACTATTATAAACATATTTGTTTCATATATGCAACAATTTGTATCAATATTGAGGTAAAAGTTTCCGAAAGTGCTTGCATGTGTTTCAAGCATGTGCTAGACTAAAAGTAGCCTAAAGGAAACATAAGAAAGGAGTTATAAACATGAGAGTAAACGAACTAAAAGCAGAAGCAGTACGTAAAGGGTTGACTATAGACGAAGTAGCTGAAAAAGCAGGCATCAAAAAAACTACTATGTGGAGAAGGATACAGGACTCGGGTAATTTCACGATTAAAGAAATCGAAAGTATTGCTAATACTTTAGATTTAAGTGGGATTAAGATATTGGAAATTTTTTTTGACGAGAAAGTTTCCTAAAGGATACAGAGGAGGTGTTCGCTCGTGACTTTGCAAGAGCTGGAGGCAAAAAGGCCGCCCAAGATAACAGTCCAGGAAGCGGCAAGAATCATGGGGGTAACGCCAAGATTTATTCACATGGGCCTTCAGTATAATAAGTTCGGTTTTGGTACTGCGATTAAAATGTCGAAGCGCTGGAGCTATTACATTAATACAGAGAGATTCTTGCAATACATGGCCGGTGATGACTTAAAAAAGGAGGCTTAAGTATGAACGAATTACAAGAAAAGAAAGTTTTGACTCTTGATAGTCGAGAAGTCGCGGACATGGTAGAGAAAAGACACGATCATTTAATGAGGGATATTGAAACCTACATTGATTATTTAGGTCAAACCCCAAGTTTGGGTTCTGATGCTTTCTTTATTGAAAGTAGCTACAAAGCCGGCACAGGTAAGGAATATAAATGTTATCTAGTCACCAAAAAAAGGTTGCGAGTTTATTGCTCACAAACTCACCGGCCAGAAAGGAGCAATCTTCACAGCGACATACATTAACCGCTTCCACCAGTTAGAACAAAGCTTAGAACAAGCTGTTACAATGCTCACCGAAGAGCAGAGATTACAGCTGGCTATCTTCCAGGCCAGGACAGCAGAGGAAGCAGGAGTGGCGGCGGCTAACCTCGACAGATACAGACGCAAGCAACTAGAAGAAACCAAGAAAGCACTGGACCATAAGACCGAAGTCATTAAAGGCGTAACAGAAGACATTGACATCTACACAAAACGCAATGTTCTCAACAAAGTTGTTCGCTATAAAGGAGCTAACTTCTCGGAGCGCTGGAACGAGCTTTACGACCGTTACAAAGAAGTTTATTCGGTTGATTTAAGAGCCAGATGCGAGGGCTACAATTTGAAGCAAAAAATAGGCAAGGACAAGCTGTCGGTAGTTAAGTATGCTGAAAAGTTTGGTCACATAGATAATCTCTATAAGATAGCACTGAAACTTTACGAAACTGATATCAAAGAAATTTTGGAGCATCTAAAAGAGATAGCTTAAGGGGTTGATGTTGTGCTTACTGGTTACGATAAGTACCTTTTCCTTCTTCGAATAGACTTTGAAATCTGGTCTTATTATGGGACGCAAGATAACGCCTTGATGGTATTAAAAAGAATGGCAGAAGCAGATGGTTACAAAATTGAAGACGGAGACATTTATGTCGGAAACTTAAGCGGTTCTAGGGCTATATGTTTAGAAGAGATTGTAAAGGTAGGCTAGGAATGGAAGAAAAGGGCAGTAAATACGATTCGTCCGAAAGCATCTTACTGAAATACAGCGAGCTATTCGAAAAAGCAGTTTACGACATTTTGTTTGAAATGCTAGAAGAAGAAACGGCTTCAGCCAGAGATGCGGCAGAACGCCTGAAACAAATTATTGAAGCAGAAAAGGAAGGACGGCTTGTAATACTTCCAAGCGAAAGCGAGGAAATTGTCAACGCTATTGAAGTCGCATTAGGACTAAAGCTTTATGACTGGCAAAAAGCTTATATGTTCGGATGTGGTGGCTACCTAGCGCCAGGCCGGCAAACCGGCAAAACTCTTGCATGGATACTAAAAATACTGCTATCAGAAGGCCCTCCGCTTCATCTATATAATCCGGCCGTGTTGCGCGAGGCTTGTGACTCTACTGCGCATGGTAATCAATATTATATCTGGTTTAAGGATCAGCTAAGAAAGGTGTACTGTACGTTGCTATATGATTATTGTTTAAGGCCAAAGCTCAGAAAAATATATTTTACCGAAGGCGAAGCTCGGAACGATGAGTATTCAAAATGACTAGAACAGGGGGGAGTAACCATGGAAGAAAACATTTTTGAAATCATTGAAGGAACTCTAGATAACTTTGATGCTGCATTCGACAAAGCGGTTAACCAGATTATTTTTACACTCAAGAAAGACGCCAAGAATTATGGCGAGGTTATACGAAATCTTCTCAAGTTCAGGATGAGACTTTACAATTCTCGTGGCATAAACAGCAAATATACGATCTTACTTGATGCTGTAACCAGAACAATGCTGGACGAGATGTAGAGTCTGCAGATAAAGGAGGATTAGCATGTATACCATCTACATCACCAGAGCGGATGGGATCAGAAGACAGGTCTGCCGGTTGAGTTCTAAAGATAAAGCAGTAGACCTAGCGCACCGGCTACTGGATACTGCACCGAAAGGGTTTCCGATTGTTGTAGAAGTTTGTAGAGGTAGTTTTCAACTAATGGTAGCGGCATAAGGAGGTTTATGAATGGCTCAAATACTTGTAGCCACTAAAGAAATGACGCGTGATGAATGGCTAGACTGGCGCAAACATGGCATAGGTGGATCAGACGCCTCGGCAGTAGCTGGGCTCAATCCTTACAAGTCACCGGTGCAAGTTTACCTAGAAAAAATAGGTGATATGGAGATAGAAGAAGCTGGGGAGTCGGCCTACTGGGGAACAATGCTAGAAGACATGGTAGCTCAAGAATTTAGTAAACGTACCGGCATGAAAGTGCAACGCAAAAACGCTATACTGCAACATCCAGAATATCAACACATGATAGCTAACATTGATCGGCTTATCGTTGGCGAGGACAAGCCTGGAATCCTTGAGTGCAAGACAGCTAACGCTTGGTCTGGCAAGGATTGGGAAGAAGGTAAAATACCTCCTCAATACATCATTCAAGTTCAGCACTATCTAGCAGTAACTGGTTATGAATACGCATATATAGCTGCGTTAGTTGGTGGTCAGAAATTCTTTTATTACAAGATTGATAGAGATCAAGAGCTCATTGATTATCTGGTAAAAATTGAATCTGTTTTCTGGCAAATGGTGCAGGATAGAATGCCACCGGAAGTTGATGGTAGCGAAGCCAGCAGTGATCTTTTAAAAAAACTCTATCCCATTGCAGAAGATCGCAAAGAGATAGACATGCCTGCTGAAGCAAGTTTGCTTCTGGATGCTTACGAACAAGTTAAAGCAGAGATTAAAGAACTAGAACAGCGCAAAGATGAACTGGAGAACAAGTTAAAAGCAATGATGGCAGATGCCGAAATTGGCAAAGCTGGCAAGCGAATAGTTGAATGGAAGAACGTTAATGCAAATCGTTTTGATAGCAAATCGTTCCAAAAAGATATGCCTGGACTTTATGAAAATTATGTAAAGCTTTCTCCATATCGAAAATTTAGTATTAAAACCTTAAAGGGGGATTAATAATGGCCACAGATGTTAAAGCCGCCTTGAAAGAAAAAGCTACCGGAGTGCAAGAAAAGCCAAAGTCGCCAGCCCAAAGAGTGAGAGACTATCTTGAACGAATGAAGCCAGAGCTAAACGCAGCTCTACCCAAACACATGAACCCAGACAGAATGGCGAGAGTAGCATTAACAACCATAAGGACCAACCCAAAGCTACTTGAATGCTCAATAGAATCATTAATGGGAGCAGTTGTGCAAGCTTCACAGCTGGGCCTAGAACCCGGCCTGCTTGGACATTGTTATCTGATACCCTTCCGCAATGGTAAAACAGGTAAAACAGATGTTCAATTCATTATCGGCTACAAGGGTCTGCTCGACCTGGTACGCAGAAGTGGCGAGATTGAATCAATAGCTGCTCATGTAGTGCACGAAAAAGATACTTTTGAGTTTGAGTACGGCTTAGATGAAAAACTACGTCATGTACCATGTCTAGTCGCAGATAGAGGACAAGTAACTTTAGCTTATGCTTACGCAAAATTTAAAGATAATGGTGGCTACCAGATCATGGTAATGACTAAGCCAGAGATAGAAGCAATCAGAGAGCGGTCAAAAGCAAAAGATAACGGGCCTTGGGTTACAGACTGGGAGGAAATGGCTAAAAAGACAGTCCTTAGAAGATTGTGTAAATATTTGCCTATGAGCATCGAAATAGCTGGAGCAATCGAAAGAGACGAGCAGACAGTTTCAGACCTACCAATTATAGAAGACGAAGGAACCATAATTATTGATGTTTCAGAGGTTGAGCAGGGGGCTTAATGCCTCCTGCGATTAAAGGGAGGGCTGAAAATGGTTGTCATTGACCACATCTTTTATATAACGGTAGAGGGTCAGGTAATAGCAGTAGCCCAAGCAGGTGATGGCTACTACTGGGCGACAGGAAAAAAGACCGGCAAAGAAGATAATTCGATGATGGCAATTAAAATAGCCGCACGACAAGCAACCAGAGAAGCTAAGAGAGAGGAAATCTTAGTAGGATAGGAGGTGATAGCGTGAAAGCCCTACAAACAACGAGAGAGCGTGCGACTAAACACGCTCTCCACAGGGTAGACTGCAGCCTTTGTAAAGCTAGAGCTAAGAGCTGGCTAGAAAAGGCCGCAGATATAATATTCTTCAGTGAAGCGTTTGAATCCTTCATGGCAGCATTGATTGTGGTGGGAGGCCTTTATTTCTTGGCCCATTTAGCTATAGCAATTTTCAGAGGGTGGTTATAGTGGACAAGCTACAAGACAAAAGGCGAGCAGGTTGGTTTTGGGATTCGAATACGATATTTGATTCAGGGTTATCAGCTTACGCGATACTAGTAAGGCTTTATCTTGCTAGATGCGCAGATAGTGACGGTGTAAGCTTCCCGGCAATAGCTACTATAGCAAATAAGTGCAATATAAGCAGGGCTTCTGTTGTCCGAGCTCTCAAAGAGTTAGAGGCAAAAGGCTGGCTATGCAGAAAGCCGAGGATAATACCAGGAACAAAGGCAAAAGCAACAACAATTTACACACTCATAACACCTAGTGAAGAAGCAGCATCAACGTCAGAAACTGCTGACCTAGGTTCACACAGAACCGAGGGTAGGTTCTCACAGAACCTAGGGTCGGCTCACACAGAACCGAGGGTAGGTTCTCACAGAACCAGAGAAGGACTACCCATAGAAGGACTACCTAATAAAGGACTACCCATAGAAGGACATATGTGTGCATCAGAACCAGAACAGCAAGATAAATATACTGCCGAGTTCGAATCATTTTGGCAAGAGTATCCAAGGAAAAAAGAAAAGAAGCGAGCTTACCGAGCGTGGAAAGCTGCTCTCAATAAAAAAGCAGAACCGCAACAGCTGATAACTGCCGCTAAACATTACTTCTACCACACTACAACAGAGCGAACAGATCAGAAATATATAAAACACCCTTCGACATTTTTAGGACCAGACGAACCGTGGCGAGAGTGGCTAGAACCACCGAAGATTGGAGGCGGTAAGAGTGGAAAGTACGATCCAACAGCAGTCGATTGGGAAGCTGAAGCCGCAAAGTACCTGTAATAAAGCGGGGACATGCTTAAACGGCAAGTACATGGATGAATACGTGGACTATAATATGCTACCAGCTAAAGAGTATACGAAATACATGGAAGCAATGAAGAACGGCACTGCACTAGACGGATACAAAACATGCCCAAGATGGGGGTTACCTGCCTACTCCGAACTGGCTTGTATCAGAAAAAGAGATACTTGGCCCGCTAAACTTAGGCAAGCTGATATACCTGCAAGATACGAGTTTGCAAATAGAAGCGGCATAGAGCTAGATCAAACAGCGATAAAAAGCTGGAAGATAATTAATAAATACATGGATAATTTAGAGACATATATGGGCGCTGGGCAAGGATTGATAATGTTTGGTAGCTTTGGGACGGGCAAGACTACAGCGGCGGTAGTGGTGGCACAAGAGGCTTTAAGCAAAGGCTACTCTGTAAAGTTCCTGGGTGTCGACTACCTCACGGCTGAACTGCGAGGTATGCAATACGAGCAGGCGGCAATCTTCAGAAACGAGTTAGCGGAGAAAGACTTGATTATTCTTGATGGCCTAGAGGCAGACGCAGATGGAAAGTGGCTATTAGAAGAGGTCGGAGCAATAATTTCTAGACGATATGACAACAGAAAAGCAATAATAATTACTACTAACAGCACACCAGCACAATTACAAAACAGCTCTTTACCCAAGCGTTATGTTGAGCGCATACTGCACAGTTGTAAGGTTGTCCCACTCACTGGGAAAAATTGGCGAGAAGGAGCATTGTAAAATGAAAATTACCTTACCGGACCTTCCGGTCATTGCAACATCAGACTTTATGACACAGATGGTCAAGGTAGAAGAAGAAGCTAGGGAGCTCGTTGAGTCTATTGAGTTATTTCAGCCAGGGAGCGATTCATCACTCTGCGACATGCTGGGCGAGGCACTAGACACGGTTCAAGCGATTGCTGGATTATTAGAAATTCTTGATGATGATGTGTTAGAAACAGCGATAGAATATCACACAGAAAAGTTACAAAGAAAGTATGCCGCTAAAGGTTATACAGTGGTAATACGCAGGGGAGGTAAGATAATGAATAAAGCGATTTTGATAGGCAGGCTTACACGTGATCCAGAGCTTAAGCATACCCAAAACGGCAACCCGGTTGCCAACTTTACGCTAGCAGTAGACCGAGGATATGGAAAAGAGAAAGAAGCGGACTTTATAAATATCGTTGTTTGGAACAAAGCGGCCGAGGCTGTTGAAAAGTATCTTGGCAAAGGCAGTCTTGTTGCTGTTGAGGGAAGCATTAGGGTAAGGAGTTATGAGGCCAAAGATGGCGGGCGCAGATATGTGACTGAGGTAGTTGCCAATAACGTCAAATTCTTGGAGAAAAAAGGACAATCTGAAGCGAGCGACCAGGAGCATTACGACAATAGGCCAGATCCATTTGAAGAAGAGGCGCCATTTTGATGGGTTCAACAAAAAAAGCGAAAGAGATTAGAAAGTGGAGAAAGAAAGCTGGCTTGAAACAGATAGAACTGGCCGAACTAATCAAAACAAGTCAGCAAAACATTTCACGAGCAGAAAACAATTACTTTGTTAGTCGTGAGATGCAGGAGAACATCCTACAAGCCATTCGAAGGTCGAGGTGGTAGTGTGCGAATGACTGAAGAAGAGTTCCTGGGCCTGACTGGTGAAAGCAAGCCCAAAAAAACTAAGTACAACAACAAAAAGACCTGGGTTGATGGAATTTGCTTCGATTCAAAGAAAGAAGCAGAGTGCTACGAAGGATTAAAGCTACTGCTTAAAGCTGGAGAGATAGCTGGTTTTTGCAGACAACCGCAGTTTATCCTGGTAGAAGGCAACGCAGAGGAAAGAGCCATCACATATAAAGCTGATTTTATAGTGTTCAACAAAAATGGTACGTATGAAATTATAGACGTTAAGGGCTTTGAGTCTCAACAGTGGAAGCGCACATTTAAGCAGTTCCGACTGAAATTCCCGAGCTTAGATATAAAAATAGAAAAGTAAGGGGGACGGCAAGTGGACGAGGACTTTATGGCCATGCTTGATGAGTTCAAAAAAGTTCTAGGTGAAGAATTAAGCGAAGAACATGTCTATCAGCTTAAAAGATTAATAAGCTTCGACCCGCCTGCATTGATAATTAGATTTGTTTCCCTGATAGATATAGCGTTATGGGTGATAGCTAAAAGTATTAAGCCGTCATTCACAAGTTCCACCGGCAGACGTCACAGCTTGTATGCTACTAGGCATTACACTCTGCCTCCTTAAGCCGGAGGCTAATACATACAAAAAAGGAGGGCATAAAGTGGAGTTAAAGCCATTATTGCAACCGCCGAACAACGAAACGCCAGAGCATTTTTATCTTAAGCAAATTGCCAAAATCTGGCTAAAGGTGCAGCAACAATGCCAGTATGTAGCAAACGAGATTTATATACCTGGTGATAGATATGAGGGGAGAGAAGAAAGAAGTATTAGCGATGCTGCAGGAGTGAAAAAAAGGCATATAAAAGGGCCGGTTTACGACTACACCGTTTTTAATATTGAAGTAAAAGTTTCAAAGTCTGATTATCTAACTGGCTATTGCACAGGAGGTCATTATAACTGGGTAATGACACCAAAGGGGTTGCTGAAGCCAGAGGAACTGCCTACAACAATAGGCTTGATTGAAGTTGATTTAGATAAATGCAAGATTGAACAAAACGTAAAATATGCAAAACCTGTTTTTTGTGGACTAGAGACAGCAAAAAAACCACGCAAACGAATGGTGGAATACGGAACTGCTTTAGAAGTTGTAGACAATATATGCAGGCGCTTAACTAATCAAGATGTTTACAATAACCCCTGGGTAAAAATTGGTTAAGCATATTAGGAGGGTGTGAAGATGAAAAATATATCACTGGTATTAATAATCATTATGATTATATACACGCTAGCAGTTCTCTTTTTGAGGTCCGATCAAATGCTAGCAGAAAGCAAGCTTAACTTAATATATGTACTGCATGAGAACCGCCTTGAGCTGATAGCTGAAAATGAAAATACCTACACTGTCAGAGATACAACAAACAACCACTTTTACGAGATACCGAAGAATGACTTGTTAGTTAAATTGTAAAGGAAAAGAGGGGAAGGCAAGATGGCAGACACCAAGATAGAGTGGGCGGATAAAGTATGGAATCCGATTACAGGGTGTAGCAAGATTAGCGAAGGATGCCAGAACTGTTATGCAGAGAGAATGGCCAACAGACTAAAAGGCAGATATGGCTACCCCGAAGACAATCCTTTCGAAGTAACGGTGCATGAAGATAGGCTTGAAGAGCCGCTAAAATGGAAGAAACCAAGCAGGGTGTTTGTTTGTTCGATGGGTGATTTATTCCATGAAGATATAGATCCTTCAGTTATCCAAGATGCCCTATGGTGCATGGAAAAAGTACCACAACACACATTCCTAATACTAACTAAACGGCCAGATACTATGCGAAAATACTTGAGGGTGTTTTACCATCAGAAAAAGATACCGGGAAACATCTGGTTTGGCGTAACAGTAGAGAACCAACAACGCGCAGATGAACGAATACCAATCCTTTTACAAATACCAGCTGCAGTTAGGTTTGTAAGCGTTGAGCCAATGCTAGGATTCGTGGATTTAGAACGTTACCTTGGGCGCAAAGCTGTTTCAGAAGGTATAGACTGGGTTATCTGCGGCGGAGAAACAGGACCAGGAGCAAGACCAGCTCAACAAAAAGCCATTGTTGATTTATATAAACAAGCAAAGGCAGCTAATATCCCTTTCTTTTTCAAAAAGTGGGGAAGTTCTACAAGCTTAAGCACTGTTGCTAGTTTTCCAATGGTAGAAAAGTGCAGAGAGTTCCCGAGGGAGGGGCGAGCATATGGAAACTGATTATATTGCTAAAATTATTGGTTTCTACAGAAAAGAAGCGACTAAAATACCTCTCAAATGCGAACATCCTACATGCTTATTTGATATTACCAACATCCATATAGAAGCCACAAAAAAATTATATGCCAAATGGAAAGCAGAGTGCCCACATATATGCCCTAAGTGGAGAGAAGAAGAATTTGATAAGAATAATACCAAAAATGCTAATCCAGACGAATAGGATATCCCTAATGCAAAAACGGAGGGGTAGAAGATGAACATTTGCGTAGATACAGAGAGAATATTTGCCTATCGTGGCAAGACAAAAGACAATGGTGAGTGGGTTTATGGAGGATATTATTGGATAGAACTTGGAAAAGCACGAAAACATTATATTTTTAGTTCTGGAGCTTCTAACGTGTATGACATTGAGATTGAGCCGGGAACGGCCGATAGATGGACTGGTAGAGAAGACAAAAATGACAATGAAGTTTTTGAGAATGATATCCTGGCAGTAGGTAGCAGCAGAGTTCTTAGCCTCGTTTTTTGGGATCGTGAAAATAGCCGTTTTTCTCTTAAAAATTTAATTCGTAACGAAATCTATCCTTTCGATAGTCGTTTTGATAAAGAAGATATTGAAGTTGTTGGGGATGCTCACGACAATCCGGAGTTATTGGAGGTGGGATAGATGGGTAGCAAAATGCTTATTCAAGCATGGCTATACAACGATAACAAGGGGACAAAGCTAGCAACTACAGACAAGAACGTAATGGTAGGAGCTAAGGAAGAGGATTGGGAGCAAATATCTTTAGTGATCCCTGTTTCTGTTCTGAAAGAATGGGCCGAAGCTTATCAAGAGGTTGAGGGTGAGGAAGATGAAGGGTACGATTAATTGCAGTTGTGGCAGTGAAGCAGAGTACATCTATCGAGACGAGTACTACTGCAGTGAATGCTTGCTAAAAGCCTTAGAGAGAGACGAAGAAATAAATTCTGTAGAAGTAAGTTACAAAACTTATTGGGACAAATATGGTAATTTTGTCGGTGATGACTGTGACGGAGACCAGGAAGTTATTGATAAATGTTTAGATACTATACCTTGGTTAGTAGAGGGTGGTAACAATCGCCAAGATAATTAAAAGCAAAGACAAATATTTGTTTTATTGCCCTGGTTGTGAAAGAGAACATGCTTTCGATTCTACTTGGCGATTTAACAACGATTATGAGAAGCCTACTGTTACTCCTTCTGTATTGGTGCAATATCCTTGGGGTAAAAACAAAGGAATAAAAAGATGCCACAGTTTCATTGCTGATGGTAAATTACACTATTTAACTGATTGTTCTCATAGCTTAGCAGGGCAAACAGTGGGCATGGCAGAGATAGACATGGAGCAAGAAGTATGGGAGGAGGGTGAGGCAAATGCTTAGCAACATAAAACTTAAGTTGGCAGAAGAGGCTTCAAGTGAATGGCTAAAAGCTTTAGAGCGAGCAGTAGTTGCCGAAGCTCAAGTTAAAGAATTAGAAAATAGAATAGATGTTTTATCAACAGTAGTTAATCAATACTGCTCCCCTTACTACGACATGATGGAGCGAGCAGAGAAAGCGGAGGCGCTGAACAAAAAACTGTTAGACTGCTTGCACAAAGTTATCAGACAAGCCTGCGAAGATAGAAATGGTAAATATGACTCTATGTGTCTAACCGCTTATGCTGATGCTATGGAGTTGTTAGGTAGGTTCGGTTTGCTTGAGATAAGAATAGCTTATGGTCGTTCGGTAGTAGCAGTTGATAAAAAAGAGCAGGCTTAGCCCTGCTCTAGGAGGTAAAAAGATGCCAGAGACACTTGGGAACATGAAGAAAGTTGTTAGATATGAGTGTCAGTTTTGCAAGAAAGAATTCAGAACACCAGGCAGACACCACTGCAAGCGCAATCCCGAACTAAAGAATTGCTTCAGTTGCAAGCATCTAGTAGGGTGGAAAAAATCAGAAGATAGGATATATAGCCCAGGTGTTATTTTCCCTAACTATCCGCATTGTGATGCTGGTATGAGCGAGGACTGGGATATAGAAATCATCAAGTCAAAAGGCTATGACATGCAGTGCGAATCTTACGAACATGGCCAACATGATGGCCCAACGTGGCTAGACACAATAAGAAACAGAGCTTGATTCTCAAGGAGGTGGCAAGGTGCAACAAACAAAGACGGACAAGGATTTACAGCGAGCTTATTTCAGGTGCATTGAAGCTGAATTATACCGCTACCAAGCTACTAAACAAGAATTACACGATTTACGCATGGCGATTATTGAAGGCGGAGGACAGCCAGAACTACCAGTCTACACCGGTCCAGGAGACACAACCGGGAAGAAGGCAGTAAAGCTAGTAACTTCAGTTGGTATATACGAAATGGAAAGACGAGTTAAAGCGATTGAGAAGGCACTCAAAGAAGCAGAAAGGCTGGAGCCTGGCAGGATGGAGCTAGTAAGGTTAAAGTATTTTGATAAGAAACTCACTAACTACGGGATTATAAAGGAGCTCAATATTAGCGAAGCCACTTTCTACCGGTGGAGGCGGGAACTGATTTATAGTATTGCAGATAAATTGGGATGGGATGCTGGGCAAGGGCTATAAAAAAGGAGGGGAAAGAAGATGCGAGCTATAGAGTTCAGAGGCAAGAGGCTAGACAATGGTGAGTGGGCTTATGGCAATTTAGTTAGTGATAGCAAAAGGTATTTTATTATCTACGATAACGATATAACAGAATGTACTCGATACGGTGAACGATATATCGAAGCAAGCAGATACTTTGAGGTTGATCCAGAAACGGTAGGCATGTCCACAAACCACAAAGATGGTAAAGTTAACGAATTATACGCAGGCGATATAGTTATTTCTCGCTACAACCATAACTTTATTGGTGTAATAAAGTTTGGCGATCATAAAGCATACTGCCCATTAGATAATTTATGGGTAACATCTACAGGGTTCTATATTGAAGAGCCTGGTAAGACCAAGGATGCCTATCCAACAGGAGCAACAGAAGGTTGGGCTATAAAAATAGGCAACATCCACGACAATCCAGAGCTGTTGGAGGTGGAAGAGTGAAAATAATAAAGGCTATCTTAACTATATTGTTCATGTTGCAATACTTATATAGCACGTTTAACCTCAAAAAAGAAAATAGTGTTAACAAAAATGTATACTATGGGATGCAGGCTATTATGGGCTTAATATGGTTTCTTTGGTTCATGAGGTAAGGGGTGAAAAAGTGAAGTGTAAGCATTGTGGAGCGTGTAATAAATGCAAAAAGCATCAAGAGGTAGTAATAGGCATAGACCTGTCTTCTAGAAAAGACTTAACAGCTGTAGTAAGGAGGCCCATAATGAGTGGAGACAAAAGACCTCGTAGTTTAGCGGAGGCTTATAAAAAAACAATAGACGAAAACAAAGAAATCAATTTATCTGAGATAGATGAAGCCGCTGATATTACTATATATGATGGCAGGACTGTAGTATCTTTTAATGATGGTAGCAGGTTGACTCGTTTTGCTGACGGAAACACTTATGCGCAAGACGGCTTTGGTGTGTTTTTAGATGATGTAATAGAAAGCGCAAAGTTAAAATATGTTTATATAGTCTTAGAGAAGGTAATGGGGCGCCTTGTGATAAGCGGAGTTTTTGACACAGAAGAAAAGGCAATGGAATACAAAGACTTAAGATATAGATATAATGTTAGTTGCTTTGTTGAAAAGTGGGAGATTAACGGTAAACTTAAGTAACTACTTATAGACCATCTACCTGCAAGATGACAGAAAGATGATAGTTTTGAGGGTGGTTTCTGTGATATTGTGTTAGTGGGAGTAGATGTCCCGAAGCCTGACCGCAGAGACAGAGTGTGGCCAGGCTTTTATTATAACCATCAAGCCTTCTAGCAGGCATTATACTTGTAAATGGCTTGTAATCAACGTTTAGACAAGCACTTAAGCATTAACACAAACAGAGTAACTAGAAAGGCTTATAAACGTTCTAGTAAAGCCATTATTAAGCAGTTAAGATATAAAAAAGTAGGGAGGTAGTTGTAGGTGGAAGTTAACAAAATAGAACTAGAATTAAGCACTACTAAGCTAACAAAGAAACTGCATTTAATTAGCGATTACTTCAAAGCATTAGCTACTGAGCTAGAAGAAGTAGATAGAGAAGAAGAAGACTCAAAGGCAAGATAACTAGTGCAAAAATGGGCAGAGAAGTTTTATAAAGGCAAAGAGTGGATAAAGCTAAGAAACGCTTACTTCGCTAGTCAGTACGGTATCTGTGAAAGATGCAGTGAGCCTGGATTAATAGTGCATCACAAGATATATTTAACGCCAAAGAATATAGGCAATCCAGAAGTCTCCCTCAACTGGGACTTGCTAGAACTACTGTGCTTAGAGTGCCACAACAAAGAGCATGGCGGGGATGTTATTGCAGATGGCCTCATGTTTGACGAGGATGGGAACCTGGTAAAGGAGAGACAAGCTATGCGAGGCTACAAGTTTGACGCAGAAGGCAACATGGTGCCAGCAGATGTCTATGTCGTTTGGGGAGCACCAGCTAGCGGTAAGACTACTTACGTCAGAAACCACATGAAGCCTGGTGACCTAGTGATTGACCTAGATTTAATAAAGCAGGCAATCAGTATGCAGGGCAGGGACGAGGTAGACGGTTCTCTGCTTAATATAGCAATACAAGTAAGAGACATGCTTTATAGCCTGGTAGCTAATAGAAAAGTTAATAGTGATGTGTGGGTAGTAGCTTGCTTACCTAAGGATGAACAGAGAGATAAGCTTGGGGAACTTCTTAAGACAAGTAAGTTTATATATATCAATGCGACCAAAGAAGAGTGCATACAGAGAGCTTTATCTGATAGTGATAGAGCAGATAAGGAATTGCAGTTAGAGATAATAGAAACATGGTTTAACAGTCATTGTAGTGGCAACGATTAACCCCCCCTATCTGGGTTAAGTGGGACTTATGGCCCGTACCG